GCTCTTGTATGTCTTAGGATCGGTATAACTCATCACAATTTCAGGTTTCGGCCGGCTCACAGTCGCTTCTCCAATCATAATCAATCCTAAAAATTTAGGCATAATATGCGTGTATTTATTGGCGGCAGGGCAGTGACAAAAAAGGCGCTTAGTAAGCGCCTTTTTCCTTCAGCTAATCAACTTCGTCACACGTAAATCGTTTTTCTTGTCTTGTAACTTCTCCAGACCAACGCCGTTGATTGCCACAACAATAACTGGAACATGTGCAGCGATTATTTGCTAGCCGCTTTGCGCGTCGCTTACGCAGTTCAAAAATGTCGTCCCATGACCTAAGATAACGCACATTATCCTTATCATCATACCACTTCATCCAGTCTGTCAGTGGCTCGGGCGTATACCACTCGTTGTTACGTGCGTTACAATATACGCGATGTACAATTCGGGCAAACTGTGCCCGCCGCCAATCTCGAGTCCTTTGCATGTTCACCTCCACATGCTAGGCCCAGGCGTGATTGCCCGGGCCTAGTTATGAAGGGAGTGCCTTTATACGATGCCATTGCTAAACCTCTATCTGAACTATCGACCAGGGCGTTAGTTCACGTGGGTAGCCACGACAGTTATTTACATAACGCACACCATCAATCATCCTATCGCTGCGAACATGTGTGTGACCGAAAATCCAGAAGCCAATCTTGCCGGCTTCGTCGACCTCGAGCACTTGCCGCATTTGTGAGTTGACGAATGATGGTGTTAACACATCCCATGCGAAGTTGCCACGCCACGTGTCACTATCAGCCCTTGGGTTTGTGTGGGTCACCATAACAATCCGAGCAACAGTGTCGTCACGCTGTAGCGCATGAACAGCTTGCGCCAAAACCGCACTATGCTGCGCAGCAAGAACGATAGGATCACCCTGGTCGAACCGAATCATCGGCAAATCGCTCAGCTGCCTCTGCCATGCATGGTAGGCGTTCTGGCGACTTATGCCTCTTTCAGTATGACACAGCCAGTCATACCACCCGTTTGCACCAACAAATGCCACATCGTTGTAGGTGAACACAGGCTCGCCAGCGCATAAGAATGCCACATTTGGCAAGCCGGCGCATCTTGCCGACAATGTGTCCATATTCTGCGAATAGGCCGTTTTGTTATAATGTTCGTGGTTGCCATCAACAAACACGACAAGTTTGTAAACTTGTGCTGCTTGTTTGAGTGATGTCAGCGCAATCTCGATGGAATTGGACAAGTCGCCTGCAATTATTAAGACGTCTGCTCCGCCTGCGTTGGCTCTATACCATTTCCAATCGACATACAAGGCAGCATTATCGTGTCCGATTCGCCTTGGGCCGTTGGGCTCTAACAGCGTTGTAGTGTGCCACCATTGGTCGATGTGCATATCGGAGCAAACGTCTATCTTCATTTAGGCCCTCAGTTGAACGTGTTGACTGTGTTTAATACTATTAAGTCGGTTAAGGGCTTCGAGCCGCGTATGGAATGGACCCTCAATATCGGATGAACCGATGGTATCCTGTTTAGGACAAAAAACCAAAGTCCAACCCGAGTCTCGCTTCACCACCCAATATCCTGCTGCATACACAACGCCATTTGCTCTCTTATACAATGGCGGCTGCTCACTCGCAACCGTTGCATCATTATGCCTGACAGGAAAGGAACTAACTGCTTTAATCGAGTCTTCGGTTGACTTAAGCGCCTCAACCGTCAAGCCACCAAAGCACTTCGCTACATCGTCAACGCTGTTGAACTCAAGCCGTTTTTTGAGGGATAGGTATACGAACACGCCATCCCTATCAAACAGCAATCCGGCATCCTCTGTGCCGGAGCCTAACAACCAGCTTTTTGCTGTTAACTGCAGACACTTCATATCGCAGCCAACTTCGAATAGGTCATCTGCTTTAGGTGGTCTGGACAGTAATATTCATACAAGCTTCGCGTTAACCGGTGGATGTCGGTTTTTTCAGAACACCATGCAGATACAATGTACCCCTCACGCGCAATCAGGTAGGTGAAGTCATATCTATCGCTTAGGTGTGAAACACGTACCAACATCTTTTGAATCACTCCAGTTGGTTCACATTGGTCGTCAAGGTTCTCGTAGAATTCTACAAGCTTACTACGTGGTGACGCCAAATCATCCAGGGATGGCAGGTATATAATACTGCGAGGGTCATCACACATCTGGTAGGCAGCATGATAGGTTACATTTACATGGTGAAGCTGCTCGAAGAACTCACCGTGCATTGCTTGTGTGTTTGGCGGAAAGTAGACTTTGTAATGATATCGCCTCATCCTGTTGAACCGCTTTACCATAAGCGCTCTCCGCTAAAAGGTCGTGCAATAAAATCTTGGTTTGAATTGGATCGGCTAATCGCCGATTTTTGAATCGAGGATCGTTATCTGGCACGGTAAAAATTAGGTTGTCGGCAACGATATCAGGCATGCCTTTCGGTGGATGGATATGGGACGGTAGCTCACATTCAGCAAGGACAAAATATGTGCTACCGCTGTCCTTGAAGAAATCAATCTCCCATGTTTCATGCCAGGGCATATGTAAACAATAGCGGGTCTTGTTGAGGGCTACGATCGGTTCTGATGCCGACTCAAGATCTACATCATGCCAGGCGAGTTGAAAATCACTCGCGGCGATTTCCATTTCAAATTCGAGTGAGCCTTTCTGGTCTTTCAACTTCCTTTTATGAGTAAAAAAATGCTGAGTGTGCGCAACACGGAGTTTTACGCCTCGTTCATGTGTTTTTATGCGCTTCCTAATCCTACCGCCACATCCGATATATGCTTGTTGAATTTGATACACATTTGTTTTGTATTTCCGTAGATGTTTTAGGAGATACGCTTCGATCTTGGGATCATTCATTAAGACAAATTTGTCTTCTATTTCGATAGGCAGGACACGGACTCCTTTGGATATGGTGCGGCCAACATTTTGGCATAGTCGTTTGGGCTATTACCGATTGCTGTTAGTGCCATCCTCTGGGTGAATTGGATAAACCTCACACCAACAGATGGCGAAGGCTGCTTAGCCGTGGCTTCTTCTATCGTTTGGCTGAGGATGTCTTTTATTTCATCTGGCTGTTTTGACAAATCGATAAGGAGTTGGTTAGCTTTGAACTCGTCAGTTACCCGGACACGCTTCATAACTGGCGCCCCTTCATCATCAACGCCAATTAACTTATCCCATTCGGATAGCATAAATTGGTTCCAATCATAACCCTTGTTTATCCGATCGTTAAATGCTTGGACGATTCCGGGACGTTTAGCAGATCCGTTTTCACGGACTCCGGGAAATGCTCCCATGATGTTATCAGTCGCGTCGCCCCTGATTATTTTTTTGAATAATTCATACTCCGGTGCAGGAGGCTTGACTTCAACCTCTTCAGTAGTGCTGACAGATCGACCGTCTTTATCCTTGCGTTTTACAGTGCGCTTTTGTTTTGCTGGCTTGTTATACTCGTTCAATACTTCCGACGTCGTTATTAACCATCCTTTAACACCGTCATACATTTTTACATTTTCTGATAGAAGCTGATAGAAATCGGTGTCGCCGCTCAAAATGATGTGGGTGTCGGTAGGATGCAAGGATATCCAATGCGCGATAAAATCGTCAGCCTCGGCAAGTTGATGTTGCAAAATTGTCGTATTTGTCCTGTCGCGTAGGAAATTCGCAAACGCCTGCATACCAGTGAAATAAAACTGATCATCGGCGATTTCCTTTGGCGTCCGCAAAGCTTCTAAATCACGTCGCTGTTTTTTGTAATTTGGGTTTATAGCTGTCCGCCAACCTTTGCCTTCGAGGCAAACTACAATATGGTCTGCCTCGAACCGCTTCCACACTTGGCGTAGGCTGTTCAATATAATGTGCAACGCCATCCCTGTTTTTGTTTCAACGTCTGGTGCAGTAACGTGTTTACAGCGATGGACTAGATTAGAATAGTCTACCAATATGAATGTAGACATCACATCCTCAGCTATATTCGGTTGTACCACCGTTATGGGGTTTACGGCGCGTCCGGTTGTAAGCGGTAACAGGTGGTTCGGTTTCGGATTCTAGCGCAGCTTCATCGAACATTTGCTTGCACGCATCTTCAAACCAAGCGTCAACGATGGCATCGGGCGTTAATCCCTTCCAACCATTCTGCCGCAGCTCTTCAACAAAGTGATCATTCCAATCAAGCTCGAACACCATTGTGCCTTGTTCTTGACTTGTTGGATGATAATCACCAGTTATCACCTTGAAATAAGGCTCTTCGAGAAGGTTCGCTCGTTGTTTTTCGAATTCGTGTTGGGAAAGTTTTTTAAATTTAAAGTCTATATCCAGGATCGCCAATTTATATTCAATGCTATCGTGGTCGTCAATTTCAATGTCCTTGAGAGCTATATCAAGTTCTCTGCCGGACAGTTCATACTTCGCCTGTGCAATACGCCTGTCTTTGCCCTGCAAGCCCCAGTGGCGGGGATGCAAGTTGAATGGGATAGTCGGCTTAGTCATAAAAAATACGCCTATTATGTGGTATAATAGGCGTATTTAATGGTCCAGGATTGAGAGAACAGAGGATGAACTAGCAGATCTCTCGTTTGAGATCTAGTCTATGGTAGGCTGGCATAAAGGTGAGTCTGCAGCGATAAACGTGCGTCATGCTTCATTGCAATATACGCCGCATACTCATGATTCCTTTGGTTCTGCACAGGATCTAAGAGATTTGGCGTCCAAAATGAGACCCTTTCATCAATTTCAGACCGCATTTTCATGTCCGCATTATTACCAACTTTCTCAGGAGCAGAGAGATACATGTTCATCGGTGAAACATATAAGTTACGATGAGGATATTTCTCTTTCCATTTCAATGCGAACTCGGGGATATCAGTATAACCTTCCACAGATTCTGATATTACAAATTTAAAACTATCAACCCGGGCAAAATTGTCCGGGTGAGGCAATATATATTTACGGGTGCCTTCGTTGACCTTCGGACTAGAAACCACATGGGTGGTAGGAGCAACCTCTAATTTTAGGATACCGTTAGTTTCAATTTGAGTCCTAAACCCCTTCCACATTGCTTCAATTAAAAACTGTTTTAGATGAGGTTGTAATGTTGGCTCGCCGCCAGTAACGACAATCAATAAGCTCCTTTTGACCGAGTTAGGGATTTCAAGCTTACGCGAGCCATAAAACTCGGTGATATCATTGGCGATGGCTTCAAATATTTGGTCAAAAGTCAGGATTTCTCCTGCCTCGAAATAAGTGTCACAAAATCGGCAAGCTAAGTTACAATGCGACGTCCTAATAAACTCCGCCGTCTCTCCTGAATACCAACCTTCTCCTTGTTTGGTTAGAAAATGAGTTGCTAATTTCATCGTCCTTTCAGGAAAGTGCTGAAAGTGTTTCCTCTGGTAGATTGGATTTTTGCCATGCATAGTAATTCCTACACAAACAATGGATTATTAAGGTAATAATGTAGCCCGCACATAATTTTGAAATACTGAGGCTTTATGCGCCACTCAAGAGTTTTGCCGTCCGATTTCGTTTCGACGCATAGAGCACTGGTTAAGGTGCCTGAATTCCATCCATGGTTTGTCCAGTTCTTGGCAACATGCGCCTTTAAAAGTTCATAATCGGACTCGATTTGCTGCCTCACCTCTTGGACGGTAGAATTAAATGGCATAATATCACAGACTTCTCTATCGATGATATATGGCTTTTGCACCTGCCAATCTAGCCATTCGCCGTCAATCTTACGCTTGGTAACTATAGTCCCAGTCTTTAAACTAAATGGCTTGCCATTCTCCTTCAATGTGACAACAACCATTTGATCGAAACTGTCTAACAAGCTGCTTTGGCCTAAACGTTTGATCAAATCACGCGGATCTACTATCGCGATGGTCACAGGCGCAGTGGTATCGTCGAGACGCGCAATAAACCTGTCAACGTGTGTAACTGGCTTCGGGCTATAACTGAAGTGTTGCAACAGGTCAGGCATCCGTTTGCTAAAGACGGCGCTATCAGTATAGTCGCCGGCGGTTGGAACGTAATAACCTAGGTTTTCCGCTAGCTGTAAGACCCCCGTCTGCTCACTGCTTATCCGTTTCGCAATGCGGACAAAGTCTACACAATATAACTGCATGATCTACTCCACTTTACCACCAAGCTTCCCAGTCGAACACAATCCAACGTGGGTCGTCGTATTTGTTTATCACTTCACCAACATAGTCGGGATAAAAGAGGTCTTCTCCTTCGTTATGCACAAGCACGGCAGTTCTGAAATTCTCCTCAAATAAGGCGGAGGAGGAAAAACTTTGAAGTAATCCACAAATATTATGCAATGTGTGACCTTTGTCACAAATTTCGTCTACCAACAATACCTTTTGGCCGGCTCTCAACGCAGAAACGATATCATGGAATGCAATGTTGAGCCGGACTTGCTTGTTGGCGTCAATGCTAAGCACCAGCAACTCTGTTGCGTAGTAATGCGAAAATTGGACGCCTATTACCAATCCTCCCCGGCTTATTGCTGCGATTACATTGGGTTTGAATTCGTCTAGTGCTAAACCCCGGGCAATTCGGATTAACAGCTTATCAGAATCCTTTTTTGTAAAGAATCGTTCACCTGGGTTAAGCAATTCGCTGACCATCGACAAACCTTAATTTGAATTCTATTGAGCCTCGGACATCGGCAAAAATAACAACGGCTCGTTCCTGGTCGTAGACGTCCCGACCAGTGTAGCCGTAATATTGCCAGACACAATCACTTGTTAACCAGTCCATTATTTCGGGATATAGCTCGTATGTAAATTGGAATTCATGGTCGGTAATCTGGCACACACCTGAGTCGTGCCGATAAGGTTGGACTGGGCCATACCCTTGAATTTGGCCGCCAAACAGGCCGGGAAGAATGTGGGAAATAACTGAGCCGATAGTGGATGTATTCAGGATTGACATAGAACTGGCTCCCTGTTCCGTCCTATTATTGTCAGTCCGTAATTTGGATTCAAGAAAATAATGCATTGCTGTGACTGAATCCTATGAGCTTGTAGAACTCGTCCTTTAAACTGGGGTCAGTCTGGAATTTGCCCAGCATCACTGCAGTCGACATCTCGCCGCACGGCTCTTTAACGCCACGCATTGACATGCAGCCATGTTTCGCTTTAATTACGACTGCAACGTTGGGCGTTTCGGCGTAATCAACCAATGCATTTGCCACTTGTGTTGTCATCTCTTCCTGAATTTGTGGCCGACTTGCTATCCAGTGCACGATGCGGTTAAACTTCGATAATCCAATGACCTTCTCCTCTGGGAAAATACCAACCCAACATTCACCTGAGATGTTCTGGAGATGATGAGCGCATACCGAACGGATAGTGATTCCACTTGTGGTATAGAGACTTTGGTAGCCATCGTTGGGAAAATTGGTTATCTTCGGAGGTGGTTGGTATTTGCCTGCAAATATTTCATTGACACACATTTTGATAAACCGGTGTGCCGTTTCTTTTGTGTTCCAATCATTTTCGGTGTCGATAAGGAGGCTTTTGAGGACAGCTTCCATTTTGCCTGTTGCCTCTTCAATTAAGGCTTTAAGTTCGCCCTCCTTAATAAAGTCAGAGATATTATCGTTACCGTGAAATCGCGCTCCTGACTTCCGAATCCTGTTAGTTATTACTTCTGAAATAGGTGTTACGGACATGTTTTCCATGCCTCCTTGTTGCTAAGATGAGTATATTTAGAAACCCTGACTTTGATCAATACCCGGTTTTAATACATGCCAACAAGTTCAGGAGGAATTATATCAGGATCCATCATGATAACTGGCTTGCGTTCGTTCTCAAAGCGGTTGCGTTCATGGTTCATTCCGAAGCTGTCTTCCCATCCGTCAGCACGAACCATAATCAATCCGCACGCGCATTGGAGAACTGCATCCTCACTTGGCAGCCAGATATTATAATCAAACGGGTCAAGGCCGCACAACATTGCAACTGGATGTGAATGAACGATTGGGGAAAAGACCGGAATTCTAGCTTTTACAAGCAAGCCACGCTGCCGAACTGCCAGTTTGAATGCTTCTTCAATTCCGTGGGGATACATGCTATAAGGAGTCGCGAGATACCAATATCGTAACCTCATTTCGTGACCTCAACCTATTTTCAAATAACTCGATCAAATTGATGTTTATAGCATTGGCGAAATTTTGCAGGGCAAGAACGGCGGCTTCCTCAGCGTCGGCTATCCATTGCTGGCCGCTACCTGAAGCAACCATTCTCATAGTCGGGCTTTCGCTCAGTCCAAGAAAGTCACATAGGGCTAAATGCGCAAGTTCATGTTCGTGACACAATCGAAGGGTGTCATCATTATAACCTGTGTCAGAAGCGGTTTTGCGATACTCGTCGGTGTCTTCGGGCATACCCAAAATGGTTGCACCATCAGGTAGGGTAACACGTGTACTATCGGGAAAGATTTCGATTTGGTTGGCTCCAAATCTGATTATTATTGGCTGCATTAGGCTATGTTGCTATCAGTTTATATTCCTTAGTTATCTCACCTAATGCTTTATCGCCCCTCGTATGATTGCGCTTGTGCCAAGATTTTTTACCACATTTAAGGCATTTGATCCGCCTTTCGTCGCCGCAGTTGACAATCTCGTAACGTTGCAACTGATCGAACCTCGGGTCCAGCAGCATTGAGTGTCTCCACTTTCTGTTATCCCCAATTACCCAGGAGAGATGATGTTGTCAACAAGTGTTGCGCCGGATGAGTAACGCGGCATAACATTTTCGACGTAGTGATTAAGCCTCGGCACTAATTGATCATATGAATCAAAAATTTCTGATAGGCGATTGATTATGTCATTTCTATGTAAAACGTATTGCTGAAAGGATTCGGACCATTCACTCGGATAAAGGAATTCCGGATAGTTTGCAAAAATTTCTGCGTAACTTAGCCGATTAGGCACAAATGGCACGACTCCACATACGGGCAACTCGATACAGAACGCGATGCCGAGTGTTTCTTGTAACGCAAAACTCGTTCCTATCTTCGACGGTAGTAGCTGTTGGTAATACTCAGTCTTGGGTAGTGGACGTTCCTGGCATACGACAAACTTAGTCTCCTGCATCTGCAGGCGCAAATCGTTGATGATGTTTGGTTGTTTTTCGTTTGAGCGCCTTGACGGATCAACTGCCTGCCGTTGTTTAGGCACCCTTTCAAGTGCCTTCAACGTTTTGACCAAATAATCGTGCGGTTGTCCGCAAACAATAGATCTCATTTGCCTAGCACTTTTGTTTCAAACATCTCTCTGAGGAACTCCGTTCCAAAATAATTGTAGTCACAAGCGTAGTAGATGGCACGTTCTGTGTTGTATGACCACCTCTTGTCAATTATTTTTTGGCCGAGTAAATCATGTTCATCGAAAGAACCAGCATGCCATAATCCATGTATCTCAACAGGGATGTCAAGTAATTGACTCATATATCGCAACTGAAGGATACCAGTGTTCCAGGCGTCTGTGAAGAAGAATTTATCTCCTGGAGATACGTATCCGTTAATGAAGTTTTCACAGATAGTGTTTGTTTGTGTATTCTTCCAAATATTTGTTGCAGCGAAATTAAGGAAAGAACCTTTTGACGTCCTTTCGGTTGTTTGTTGACCAAGGATATTATAGACCTCGTAATGTAGATTTTTTTCCTTAAGTCGTTTTCGGATCATTTTTGGTATATTGTCTACCCATTCACATGTGTACCTTTGCGGTAAAGGTTCAAGGGAAACTATTATTATTCTCAAATAGAGACTCGCTGATCAAATAAAGTCAGGCTTATAATGAGCGATCGACCCGTTTTCGCCGTCTTCGAACATTTCAATTTTCATTTCGCGACCTGGATATTTTTCGTGGATCTTTGCTGCTAACTCATCAGACAGCATTTCGCAGCTCTTGTAGTTGGCATTTAGGATGCCATTACCATAAAGGGACTGAATCCACCTTTTGAATTGTATAAACTCAATCTCCCGGTCTTCATTGAACACTTGTATTGACACCCTGTACTTCAGCAGATGCCGGTGCGGGTATCCGAGGAAGCGTACATCCTCATATTGAGGATCGGTAAGGGCTTGTGGCATGCAATGTTCCAGTTCCGTTTCACCAGAAATACTAATCGAACCCCACTTTTTTATCAGACTCATCAAACCTCCTGAAATGCCTCTTCGATAATTGGGTTCATAATTAGGTTTATATGTTCGATCAGTCCATACACGGTCAATAACCTAAACGAATCCAACTCGATGTTGTCAAGATCGGACCGATCCAATCTCTCTTCTAATGTATTAAAAATTTCGATGAAATCGAGATCATCTGCATATAAATCATCCCATAGATACGCACTATCGACCGGAAGGTCGGATGATAGATCGAAATGGTCGTATATTACTGAGCGGACTGCCGTTGCTATCTCGTCAAAGGTCATAATCTCGACTCCATAAAAAGGCATTTCGTAAATCCGATCAATGGAAGATTGCTCTTCCATTAATGGAGACGCGCTATCTCCAATCCTATCCTGCTCTAGAACTACCGTCCAGCGCGTATAGAATCACCTCCCTACTGCAAAGTTTGGCAGGACAGGAATTAAAATATGTTTTATTTATGCTCGCTTAGCGGATGCGGCCAGGAAAAATGTAGGAATACTCAACATAAGAATTCGCCATTCTAAGCATCAGTGCACCCCTTGCGCTGATTGCCAATTCGAGATTCTCTTCCATGCCCAGTTTGATAATTGGTGCGATATGTTTAAGGTCGTAAAACATATTGTCAGTAAGCCGTGCGGTGATATCGTGTGCCATTGTAACAGTCACACGGTGGTTGCTTGAATCCTTTTCACCAATATAAAATACCAAGTCAGTATCAACGACAGATGGCGAAAATTGATGTTCGTGTGACTGCATTACGCCAGCTAGATACAAAAACTCGTTGACTTTTGCCTGTGACGGATGGAATTTAACATCCCATTGGGTGCCAAGGAACTTGCCAATATCGGGGATGTGTTCTGCTGACATAAAGCGAAAAACCGACGTCTGGCCGGAGCCATCACTGAAGACCAATTCTTCAGGCGCTGATTCCCCGGTGGAGGGATCGCGATATTTAACGGTAAGAGTTGCATCATCTTTGCGGTAATTTGCGAAACTGAGGAATCCATCAAGCATCTCAAATTTGGTGAGGCCAAAAATGCCCTTCAATTCCTCACAAGGCGTTGCCGCTCTCGCGTGCAAAATTACTGACCTGTCCTCTGGCATTGCTTCGAGGATCGTCCTCTTTTCGTTGCTGTCAATTTTAGCGACCTGTAGGCCGCCTATTGCGTTGACGTGTTTGATAACGTCCGTTAGGAACTCTCGCATGTTTACCTCTGCTTGTTGAACTTCCTGATTATAATCAGAAAAAGAATTCAGGACAATAAATTTCAATATGAATCGAAGCGACGCTCAACTTTACCAATGTACCCGTGCTGGTTTAACTGATGCAGGTTCGGAATCATAGCTTTAGGCACAGTCGCAAGTCGCCAAAATGGTGTGAACTGTCCATGTGCAACGGTGTAGCCGGAATAATGCATACTGTCCTTCCGTAGATAGGTCGCCAAGAAATCTTCGCCTATTTTCCGTGCTATTGTCGTCGTTTTTTCACGCGTTGGCGTTTCTCGAACATCAATCAGATAAAAAATGTCAATCATATCATCGCTTTCAGGTATCTCTTGTGTCACCGATCGTCATTTTCCATTGCGACACCACTGCCTCATATTCCTTAGTTACTACGCCGCTGCTCCTGTCTTCCCCTAACCTCACCTTAAAAGCTGAACAAATCGCTTACATGATTGCTTATTTTCGAAGCTTTCAGATTCCAGTTAAGCACGCCGAGTAAATTCTCAATCTTCTTGTCGATGATAGTTTCCTCCATCAATTCATCATCAAAAGGCAATTTTTTGAACCAATCGGGCAGATGTAGCTCATCAATCGGATAAGCTATGCTAGTCATCTGGAGCTCATTCTTTGGCTTCAATTTACAAACAATAACTTTCTGTCCATCCTGTATCTCGATGCTATAACGGTCATTGTTAATCTGCCGCAGGCGGTTCCAGTTAATTGACGCCTGAACATGCCCTGGGATGGTAGTGTTGATTTTCTTTGTAGGGATCGACCGCGGATTAGCGAAATCAAACGACCTGTCTGCCTTTAACTTATTCGTATATTCTATTACTGAATTCGCTTTTTTTGGTGTGCCTTTCTGCCAAGACGGCAGGTCACGGAATGTCTGCCTGAACTCTTTAATTGTTTGGAGCACTTCGGCTTCTGGCGCATCGCATAAGACATTCATAAGGATCCGTTCGAGGAATTGTTGCATTTGCTTCGGCGTGTCCGCGCGCTTTAAGTCCAATCCCATCGCCTTAATTTTACCAGGGCTGTTGCCGACATCTAACCTGACACCCTCTTTATCATACATCAAAATCGCATAACGTTTTTTGGTGATGAAAAGACCACTGCTGCCGACTAATTCCCGCGCAGCTTTCATGATTGAGCCCCGTTCTATCCCGGTGTTGAAGGTGTCGTTCATATAGGATGGAAAACTCACATTTATAAATTCAACAAGCTGATCAGCGTAGAGGATGAAATTTTCGCGCGTGCTTAGAAATTCTTTGGCTTCAGGATGATTATCGATAAACGGCTGCGGCGTAAGATAGACGCTGTCGGTGTCGCCATAAATCACAGCATCACCAGCGACATCATAGCGACCAGTAATTCCCTCATTGCCTTTTGCCATCAAATGTTTAACCACTCTTCGGCCACTTAGTGTTGTTGACTGACCAATATTGAAGTCGTAAAAACGGCAGTGCTGGTTAAGGATGGAACCATACAATGCGTTCAAATCAATTTTCAAGGCATACTGGCGTTGGTCCCAGAATGCTGCTTGACTCTTTGCGTAATTTTTATCTGGGCAGGAGATAGTGCCATTTTCGACCACAAGATTCAACTGTTGTTGGAGTGACTTTATTGCGGCGACCTGATTCTCTTTGATATATAATTTCAGATTTTCAATCTCGGCTGGCTGGTCAACGCGTCCTAGATTATTAATTTTCTCGTCGAGCTCACTGCTAACTGCAATACCGTTGATCAATTCCTTAAAAATTGCCGCTTTCGCTTGTAGCTGTTTACGCCGGCTATACCACTTACCTAGCAAACCTGGAACCACCCCATCGGTATCTGTCCGAAAAAAGGTGCCATTAGCACTTAAACTTAGTGGTTGCCGTTCCACAAAAAGGAAATGGTAGATCTCAGCAGCAGCCATTTGCTCTGTCCTACCATCGTTCCAATCAATCGTCAAAATATCGGACGTCTGGTTATGAATCATCTCAAATTCCTTGACGCCGAACATATCATCCCATGACTTCGTCTTCTTTATGTGCTCCTCGGTAACTGTGCACCTTATTTGGCCAACTAGTGTCTCAGGCCCCATATTCAACGCTCTGAGCGTTGAAGGATACAGGGAACTCATATCAGCGCCAATATTAAAGCCAGTTTTACCGACCTTAGGCTCAGCTACATACGCTCCAACGGCTGGCCCGTTATCACCGGCCTCATCACTATCATAGTCGTCCTGGTCGTCAAAATTTGTCTGTTTGTCGCGGCTGCTACGCTTTTTATTTGGAGCTACCATGCCTCTCGCATGACATTCATTAATGATACCTTGCTCGGTAACCGCGACCGACCCCAATGTCGTTTTGAGAAGCACAGTGTTGTTGTGGGCGACTTGGCATGCCAGACTGATGAACTTCCGCTTTGCATCAATCTTCCGTAAAAGCAAAGTATCCTGCCTATTGTAGGCAATGAACTTTTCGAAATCCTGTTTATAGAGTGTATCTAGACTACCAGCATATGGCACTTTGTTTTCGCCGACCTCTATTTCGCCAACATGGTCAAGGCGATAGGTGTGCAATTGTTGAGTGTTATGTTTTTGGTACAACTCAAGATAATCTAAATGTACCCGTCCGAATAGATCATACGTGCTACTCTTCCTTTTGAACTTTGTGAAATCGCGCCGTTTTGGCGCCTTATTCCACAAACAAAAGTCAGCAATAGCATGCTTTCCTAAGATCCGTTCGACCCTATTCACCAAATACGGCAGATCGTAATATGTGCTGTTCCAACCGGATAGAACGTCTGAATCCCTGATCAGCTCGAGAAATCGACTCAACAGCTCTGGTTCATCGGCACAAAGAACCGTGTTCTCGAATTTATCGGTTATTTCCTTGGCTTGTTCATCCGTCAAATAATAAGATTCAGTTGGATCAACATCTGGCTTTAACACCAATGTGTGCAGCGTGCCTGTCTGGCTACGAAACACAGAAATAGCTGTAATACGCGCAAACGGATCCCATGGATCTGCATATCCTCGCGAAGGGTCAAAGTCGACCTCAATGTCTAAGAACGCGATATGTAAGTCTGGTATCTCACTTCCGAGATAGTTATTTTCTAGGCACCTAAAAACAGGATTGATGTCCGACTCGTGCGTTTTGAACTTGGCATTCAATATCGCATATTCTCGTTCAAACTTTGACCGGCTGTTTGTCGCAAATTTCTTGCAAGGAACACCCCACATCGACCTGTATGTGCCCAACGGATCTTCATAATAGCACACGTATTCAGTTGGGTAATTTTTGAACACCCTCTTCCCATTCACCCGTTCTACAACTTTGACTGTATCTTTTTCCCTATCCAAAATTGCGTCAACGTATGTCAATGGCGCCTCCAATATTTTAAGTGAAAAAGCCCCGGAACCTACACTTTCCGGGGCTAGTAATTAACGCCGTCCAACCAACGCTAATATCATTTCGACGTTTTCGACTTCTGTCTTTTCGTCGTCGATGTTCTCTTTAATAGCTGCTTTAATCGCCCGCCTCAATTCGCGAGGTGAAATCTGAAGCTCGGTTGCAACTGTCTTGATCGTATCGCGAAGACCTTCTCGCAGTGCTGCGATCTCAACAGTCGTCTTTATTCCAGTTTCAATAGCATGCCGTAGCTTAACATTGTCTTCTGAAGACAGGCTTTCAATGCTCATCGACTAATAATCCCTAAAATACAAATGAGTTATCCCTAATTGGGATAACTCACCCACTATATAGTCCTGAATATGAACAATCAAAATTGAAGTTCTTAGACGCGCCACCTCTTCCGTGCGCTGGCGACACGGAACCGGGACTCTTGCACCGGGTCGACACGGCCAACGGCGCTGCTGCGTGGCCTAGCAAAGAACGCACTAACGTTTGACATTTCAGTGAATGGCCTGTTTTCCTTCTGTGCCAGCCTCTTTTCTTCTGCTATCCGAGATACATATTGGTCGTAATCCTCATCGAGGTCCATATTATCTTTGTATTCAATTAACATGCCTTGGCGTCGCATATATTCTAAAACCTTAGAATAATCAGCCAAATTGTCGAATTGCACGCTAGCGACTAGCCGCTGTCGGCTTTCGACAAAGTCGTATTTCCGCCGCAACGCAGATTGTGCTTCTGCTAGTGCACTATCATCGCTGAATTGGACATAGGGCTTCTCGCCATCGGAATTTTTATGTGACCAGGCGATACCACGGTCCATCAAATTGCCGACTGCTTCGTCCAATTGCTCCTGACTTTCAAAGTAAATCACTCGTTCAAGTACCGTATCTTCAACCAGCCCGTCGCCAGCTTGCTCTGAAGTGTTGGCTTGTGGTTCAGGCTTTTTAAGCCGCTCGGCAAGTTTTTCCTGTTCGTTAGGCTCTAGGCAATAATGTTCAGAGATGCGCTTGACAACTTTTTGGAGATCCACCCCTTTTTCTAAATATTTCCTAGCAGTTTTTTCGGCTGTGAGCACGTACTCTTCCTGGATCAAATTCAAAATAGAATTGGTTTCCGCCATTATGGACCTCCTGGATCTTTATGTTTTATTTAGTTTTAGTTTGCGGCGGAAATCCCTCCTCGCCTCTATTCGAGAGACGCCACGCAGTGCAAATAGGAGAAGAGCGTTAATTAAGAAAATGAAGAAGCTTGTAAAACTCGGTGACATCATTAATGCTGTCAGCGCTAGCGATGCAAAAATGAGCAGGACCGACAAGGGTCCTACGGGTGTGTTCATTCTTTCCCCTCAAATGAATGTACAAACATACACGTTCTTACGTCCTGACTGTGGCAGGCTAGTCCAATATTTTTCAAACTTTCGCTCGCTATTTCTGTCATAAATTGCAAACATCGGCACGTCATTGAGCCGAGTTAACCGGAAGTCACCCTTTACGTTTTTTGCAACCCAACGGGAAACATGGTAAGCAAACCGTTCCACATCACGTCGGTTGGCAAGTGCGCGCCCCTGTATCTGGAACGAAAACCGGGCTGGCGCGTATGGGCGAGACCGTTTATTATAGGCCAACTTGTAATGGATGGTTATCTTTTGCATTGATAGTAAGATCGTCCAAACACATGATTGATAATGAATGTTTAGGGCACTGTTATGCCCGACTGAGCCATTACGAGCTACCATGTAGCGCTATTTACGTTCAGCGAGTCAACAAAAAAGGGGCACTTCCGCACCCCTATAACAGGAACTAACCGCCCCCTTTTAAGTCCTCGTGTCAGTATACTCAGTCGCGTACTGCTGGACTGCTTCCAACTTGTCCACTGTGACTGCAAGGTAATAGACTACCTGCATCCCATCATCTTGAGGCCATTGTCCTTCGTCGTTGGTATATTCATTAATTGCTTTGGTTGGGCGTTCAATGTAAGAGGGTTGTAGCCTGTCGGCTAGCCACGTGTCGAACTCAGCGACAAGGCTAACTGGAAGGACAACCCGCACAATTGCAGCGTTGCCAAGCTGTTCCGAGTCGAGGGGTAATACGCTTTTGCCCGCAAGGTTCCTTGCTCCACTAGGGAGCACTGTTACGTAATACATGAGGAGTCAGGTCCCTCACACGATGTTGTGGCGTTATTGCCTTGGCTTGTTGCAGCGCGTCAACACAGCAACAGCAAGCACATTAACATCACATGTAGGATAATCAACAGTGACACAACAAGATCAGCAGCTTATCCACATATTTGTTGTGGCCATCCAAGCTGGGTTCGTAAAACTATTCGCTAGATCAGTGGGTTTTTGGGTGGTGGAATCTCCACCACCCATTGGAGTAACTTACGCTTGGCCAACCTGCAGCATGTCGGATAGCTCAGCCGGACCTATTATTTTGATGCCTAGGTCCCGAGCCTTTTTCATCTTGCTGCCGGTGCTTTGCGGGGTCTTGGTGATAAGGAATGCGGTGCTCTTATTGATGGCATCAGTTACGGTGCCACCCAATTCTTCAATGCGCGCCTGCGCAGCCTTGTCGCGATAGCCTGTAAACACAAAGGTCATACCGGTGAATGGCCCGTCTTGGACTTTCTCCTTTTGTTGTGCGATAGTATAATAGCCATCAATCTCTTTGAGAAACGCTTCAAACCTCGGCAAATTGGTCACTATCGTATGTGCAGTTATTGCGTCGAAGCCTTCGACTCGCATGATATTGCTAATGGTCCAATCCGACATTTCGGGCAGGTCTTCGAGTAACCGTTTTACGCGCCGTCGACCAATACCCCGTCCCAATGCACCAGAGGCGCCGGCTATAATATGCAGCGGCACCGGATTAAGCTTTGCTCGCATTCCAGCGTAGATCTTTTCCCCTGCACTGTTGCCGATGATTCTTTTGAGTTCGTTTTCAGTCATTTTGATTATAGCGGGGACTGTCTTATAACCGGCGTCAAATAGTTTATCGACTGCTCCCTCTCGTAGGAAGGGAATCTCTAATTTGTTAAAAACGTCAATCAGCATGTTCCGTTGGACAGCTTCATTGCTTTCAGGGTCAACAAGGATGAGATCGACCTCGTTGTCACTCCATGTCATTTTGCCGAACTGTTCTTGGGTTGGCAACTGGGGTCGGCTGGCTGGTTGGATCACTTGCTGCACGAATGGAATAACGTCACCCGAACGGGTCAACTGGATCACCGCGCCAGGTCCGATGTTGTTGTCTTTTACGAACTTCGCATTAAACGCTGTGCAGTGCCGAATGGTTACTCCACCCAAGTCGGTTGGTTCGACCTCGATTGTTGGCTTAAGATACCCATCCTTAGATGGTTGCCAATGAATCGTTACCACTTTCGGAAACGCCACATTATCGTCTCCAGCGGTTTTAAATTTCTTGCTATAAGATGGATTTAGAGAGTTACGTTCCTTTTTGGACAATTCCACGCGCATATTATGGTCATCGACATCAATAACAATGCCGTCGATTGCGTATGGAACGGCTGCTTTACGCTCAACTATATAATTGGTTAGATCGTCGTCGTTTAGTTCCGACCCCAGCATGATAACATATGCTGGAATTTCAAAGCCGGATTTTGACATTGTGAGGAGTTGTTCCTCCTTCCCCATTTCCGGGTCGATTACACTTGTGCCAATAACCCGCACGTTCTCATAAAACCACTGGGGGCTTTCGATTGCATTCATCCTTCCAGCGACCATGTTACGCGCGTTCTTGTAGACCCTCTGACCATTGATTTGCGCGTCGGCAACATGTTCCTCAAACGTTTTGTCGTAAAGGACCACTTCAACACGGATGGCGCAAGGTTTAGGCATCTTTTTCGGCACACATGGCATCCGTTTGACATGCCGCGTGATATCAGCACCTTGAATGCCATTACCTCGGCTATAAGCAACCTGGAACAAACCACCACGCCCATAGATAATAAGCCCGGATGTTCCATCGACCTTGTCAGTAAGACAAAAAGCTTGGTCGGGCCAACCATTGGATATAATCCAACGCCTGACATCGCCTCCAACGTGCAATTGGTCTAGAGAGCCAAGCTCGTAGGGGAGGTCAACCTTTGAACCACGCACATCGCTGCCTACTTGTGCAAAAAATGGGTGGTTTGGATTTAACGCTCGAAGTATCGATTCTAGCTGATCGAATTGATCATCCGTAAGAAACACTTCAGTCTGCTTATCGCCGTCTATGTTGTAGTATTGATCCGATGCAAAATACAAAACTTCAGCAAGGTCGTTAACTGAGGGCTCGATACTGCCATCAAATACACCGTCAACAAATACCTGCACATCCTTTAAACTGTCGAGACGAACTGCCATGGACTCCACCAAAAAGAGTGTTTACGAGCAGTAAATGGTAACACATACTACCGGTTTGTCAACCGAAAGAGGACTTTAGTTATAACATCCATTGGCAGCTGGTGATGAAGGTTTTTAAGGAGTATTCTGCGGTACCATTTATTCCATTCAGACACGTTGCACCGCAACGCTGCCTCAACCACAGCGCGCCTTGCTTCGGCTTCATCGAGTTGTGCAGACGAAAGGCTTTGCGTGAGAGCCAAAAAATCATTGAACGTGAATGAGCCAGGATCCCCGTCATCCGGATCTTGAATCTCTGGTGCAGATGTGATACCAAATTTCAAATTCGGATCGACTGACATTTCAAGACCAAGAAAGAATTCTTCTGAGTCACTATTCCAAGCGTCGATAATGACTTTTTCTAGTGCTTTTTTGGATTTCGCTGCTTGAAGTCTCTGCAAAATCACAATCGGCTGCATTTTTGCTTTGCGCGTCATCGCTATATGTCGGCTGTCAAAGTGAACTGCCTAATTAATCCATACGTATCGCCTGCAGCAGCTGATTGTATTGCATAACGCGCAGTATTATTGGAAACAGGAAACACAGCCTCACTGCCTAGATTATTTACTGAGCCACCGCTTATTGTTCCAGCTGTTGGTGTTATCCTCATTGGCTGGAAATTAACAGTTGATTCCATCCACTGTCCCGATGCTGTTGCAGTCCATCGCGCAACGCCATACGCTATTTGATAATAGCGACGACACCTAGCATAGTCATCAGCGGGATCAGTCTTTTCGAATGCAGTTGCTACACTGCCTATCTCTAGTTGCGCACCCCAAATTTGAACAATTCCTGTTTGCACACCAATATTACCTGCGACAGTATTGTTTGTTGAACCCGATGAATACCAAAAGGCAAACTGCGTGAAGTCATCTCCATTAGTGCCAAGTGTCTTTCCGGATATAGACGGCAGTGAGAAAGTAAAACTATAGCGTGTAAAAGTACCCGTCAGCGCGGAAGTTGACTGTCCATTCAGCACTACAGTAGCCGATGGTGTGCCACCAGTACCGAATATTTGGCCCGCGCCAATGCCCAATTTAGGTGTCCCAGATGTAGCGCGAGCCCAGAAGCTGAAGGTCACCGTTTTACCAGCAAGCCGTCGGACGTTTTCGATTCTTTGCAGAATGGCGTTGTAGGCAGTCGACCCGGCATTACCAGTAAAGTTATTCTGCATTGTATTGGCAGCGGTTTCATCGCCTATTTGCCCACGATCAGTATCAGACAATGCTGGAAAACTAATTGACACAGTATCGGAGAGGCCTGATGTCGCCCATCGGTCTGCTGTTAATACGTTCAGACCAAACACACCGGGACCTCGTTGCTGCACAATAAACTGTGCATTGTGAAATAAGTTTCTGCCCATGTTGTTGAATGAGGGCGCAACGAAGGCGGTTGTGGCAATCTTAGTGCTCGAATCCGTTGCAGGCGTTACAGTTGGAGCCGTTGCCGTTCCTGATGCTGATAGGGTGGTGAATGCGCCAGTCGACGCAGTCGTTGCACCTACAGGAGCATTGTCCAAACTGCCTCCTGTAATGATCGCCCCATTTGGAATTGTAAGCTGTCCGCTAGAGCGCACGATCGTCAAGGGAGAGGATAGGTAGTTGCCACTGTTGTCAAACGCATTAATAAAAAAGTCGCTACCGGTTGCGGTTGAAGATTCAACTGTGTTGTTACAGCCTACTGCCCACCGATTGCCACTAGCTGTCTGAAACTGGAAGTACCGTGTCGAGCCAGATGCACCATTGAGGTTGCAGAAAATGTAGCCAGTGCTTGCATCCAATCCTGCCTGGAGCCAGTTGTTTGCAAATACCTGCGTAAACGCGCCTGTGTTAGGTGAAGTGCTACCAATTGCTGGCGGCGACGCTAGGTAAGTTGATAACCCAGTGCCGGTGACCGAACCTGAAAATGTTGCCGTTCCTGTGGCAGTCAGGCTTGTAAACGTACCAGTCGCTGCCGTTGTTGCACCGATAGCTGTTGCATTAAGGCCAGTGCTAGTGATGTTGGCGACATCGGACCCATTAATATTCGCAAATATGCTAGCAGCGCTAGGGGCAACAATATTTAGGCGGTTGGCTGTGATATTGAGGCCGTAAGTTGTGCTGTATAGCGCAATATGCTTGCTTAGGTCAGTAACTGTTGCGACGGTCTGCGAGCCGAAAGTTGCACCAGAGTTTATTGTTGCTCGTGGCAGCGTAACAGCAGCACCAGTTGGATTAATGCTTAAAGTTGTTGGCTTCGTCCAGGTCAAATTAACTGTAACGCTGCCGGTTCCTGAGCCAGATATAACAGTGAGTGTGACAGGGTTCGCTGGCGCCGCCGAATAGATAACTGATGCTTTTGCTAGGCTGATAGTTGTAATTACACCTGACGTAACCGCAGTTGGCTGGTAGATATTACCAGACGAGTCAACCAAGCAGTCGGTAGTAGCAAATCCCGACGTGCCGCCTGACACTATGACCGGCGCGCTTGCGATACTGCCGATGAGGTCAAATGTAGTGGTAGTCCCTGACGTTGAAACGCGACTAGCATTGAGTTGCGTATTACCATACGCAGTCAGATTGCCGTAATGCGTTGCGTCACCAGTCCGCACGTTGAAGAAGTGGCCATAGGTTTTGTCGGTAACGAATGAACCTGAGACTGCAGGATTGAACGAAGTTGTTTGAGAGAATCCTATGCCGTTCCACGAACCCAGTTCAAAATTGGCGTTTGTCAAGCTTGCGCCGTCCTGACCCGTGTTAACATTTACCCATTGCTGACTATTTCCAGCCTTTCCCGGAATAGTTACAGTCCCGGTGAACGTCGGACTGGCAGTTGGTGCACGCGATGTATCGGTAGGATGTATATGATCAGCACGTGCAAACGTTGTGCCGGTGCCAATTGTGGCAGTGCCGTCCATAGTGGGCGTTGTAGAGGACGCCTGGCCTAACACAAACGCCGTCGTTGCTAGTTGCGTTGTGTTCGTATTCTGCGCAGCCGTTGGTGAGGCAGGCACACCCGTAAAAGTCGGCGATGCGAGCGGCGCTCGAGAAGTATCAGTTGGATGTACGTGATTCGCAAGGGCAACTGAGCTTCCCGAACCAGCTGACGCAGTGCCATCCATCAATGGCGTAACTGTGCCTGCAGACGTGGAATAGACAACGTTTGTGCCATTAGCGACTAGATCCGTTGTCTGTCCTTGGTCAACGGTAACGCCGGTCCCGGCAGATGTTTTGACGGTTAAAGTAAATGCGCCTGTCGTATTATTTGCTATTACCCATTCGCCAGAATTCGGCACAACAAAGGTTGCATTGCTCGCTAAAGTTCCAGTAGCAAGGATAATTGCTGCGTTGTATTGTGCCGCAGTAAGTGTGGTCGAGCCACCAGTTGTAGAAACTGTAACCGCTGAAGAGGTCGCTGCGTCAACATATTGTTTCGTAGCTGCCTGTAACGCCGACGCTGGATCAGCCGGCAATGTCACTGTGCCTGTAAATGTAGGTGAGGCAACCGGCGCACGGCTCGTGTCCGTTGGATGTATGTGATCAGCACGTGCAAACGTTGTGCCTGTCCCAATCGTAGCAGTGCCGTCTATTAGTGGAGTGGTACTCGACGCTTGAGCGAGCACAAAGGCTGTCGTTGCGACCTGGGTCGTGTTAGTGTTTTGTGCTGCTGTTGGCGCTGCTGGTGTGCCAGTAAACGTTGGTGAAGCAAGCGGTGCCCGTGACGTATCAGTCGGATGAGTATGGTCGGCGCGAGCAAAAGTGGTGCCTGTTCCTACAGCGGCAGCTCCGTCCATATTAGGCGTAGTCGATGAGGACTGGCCGAGCACAAAGGCTGTCGTTGCAAGCTGTGTAGTGTTCGTGTTCTGCGTCGCAGTCGGTGCCGCAGGCGTGCCGGTGAATGTTGGTGACGCGAGTGGCGAACGGCTGGTATCGGTTGGATGCACGTGATTAGCAAGTGCTACTGAGCTGCCTGAGCCAGCTGAAGCAACGCCATCCATAAGAGGTGTAACTGTGCCTACCGACGTTGAGTAGATAACGTTTGTACCATTGCCTATTACGTCGACTGATTGTCCTTGATCGACAGTGACTCCTGTGCCAGCCGACGTTTTGATGGTCAATGTGAATGCGCCAGTTGTATTGTTTACGACGATCCATTCGCCTGAATTTGGGACAACAAAAGTTGCATTGCTTGCCAATGTGCCGCTTGCAATGAGAATCATGCAATTATATTGCGCAGCACTGAGCGTTGTGGATCCGCCGGTTGTTGGCACTGTAACGGTGGCTGACGTTAATGCGTCAACATACTGCTTTGTCGCGGCCTGCAGCGCTGCCACAGGATCAGCCGGCAGTGTCACCGTGCCAGTGAATGTTGGCGAAGCAAGCGGCGCTCGGCTGGTATCTGTCGGATGAATGTGATCTGCGCGGGCAAATGTTGTGCCAATGCCAACTGTGGCAGTACCATCAATCAGCGGCGTAGTGCTTGACGCTTGTGCGAGCACGAACGCTGTGGTTGCGACCTGCGTTGTATTGGTGTTTTGAGCTGCTGTCGGTGCTGCTGGCGTACCCGTAAAGGTAGGCGAAGCAAGCGGCGCCCGTGATGTGTCAGTTGGGTGCACGTGATTGGCAAGTGCTACTGAGCTGCCTGAGCCAGCCGATGCTACACCATCCATTAGTGGCGTCACAGTGCCGGCTGATGTCGAATAGACGACGTTAGTCCCATTCGCAATTAGATCAACTGTTTGCCCCTGGTCAACTGTAACGCTAGTGCCAGCGGATGTTTTGATTGTTAGGCTGAATGCACCAGTTGTGTTATTGCTAACAATCCACTCGCCAGAATTCGGCACAACAAAAGTAGCATTACTTGTCAATGTCCCTGTAGCAATAAGGATCATGCAGTTGTATTGTGCTGCGCTCAGAGTGGTTGAGCCACCTGTTGTCGCAACACTGCTAGTTGCACCCGTTAACGCGTCAACATATTGCTTCGTAGCTGCCTGCAATGCCAAGGAGGGGTCAGCTGGCAACGTAACGGTACCTGTAAAGACAGGAGATGCTAGTGGCGCCCGGCTTGTGTCTGTCGGATGTATGTGATCAGCGCGCGCAAACGTCGTGCCTGTGCCTACAGTTGCCGTGCCGTCCATCACAGGGGAAGTGCTGGACGCTTGAGCGAGCACATATGCTGTCGTTGCAACTTGTGTTGTATTGGTGTTCTGTGCTGCTGTTGGTGCTGCTGGCGTGCCGGTGAAAGTTGGCGAAGCAAGCGGTGCGAACCCGGAGATTGAAGCACCGGACGGAATAGTCACCGTGCCGGTGAAAGTAGGACTGGCTAGCGGCGCACGGCTGGTGTCGGTAGGGTGCACGTGGTCCGCGCGGGACCAGGTTGAAGCGGTGCCGACTGCTGCAACGCCATTCATTAGCGGCATGGATGTGCCAGCGGAAGACGCGACGATTACATTGGTGCCGTCGGCAAGAATTTCTAGTGTAGATCCTTGGTCGACAATTATTCCAGTGCCAGCGGAAGTTTTGACTGTGACTGTGAATGCGCCGGTGGTTGTATTGCGGACACTCCAGAAACCATTGTTCGGCACAACAAGAGTTGCCGCAGACGCAAGGGTGCCGCTAACAACAATCATCATCCCGCCATATTGCGCAGCAGTCAGTGTTGTCGAACCACCTGTTGTGCTTACCGTGCCGACGCCGGATATCGCTGTATTGACGAATGATGTTGTGGCAAGTTGAGTTGAGCTGTCACCAAAACTCGCAGTTGGTCCACTTGGAGTGCCTGTAAAAGTTGGCGACGCAAGAGGCGCCCGTGTTGTATCTGTTGGATGTACGTGGTCTGAACGTGCCCATCTTGTTCCAGTACCGATAGCCGCAGTTCCGTCCATCAGAGGGGTCAACGCAGAGGCTTGTCCAAGAACGAACGCTGTTGAGGCAGCTTGCGTTGTATTGGTATCAGCGGCGGCTGTTGGCACTATCGGCGTGCCGCTAAATGTTGGCGAAGCTAGTGGCGCGTATGTTGAAAGCAGGTTGGTGAAGCCAGTCCCAGACACTGTTCCTGTTGCAGTTAAATTAGTAAACGTGCCAGCGGCAGCCGTTGTTGCACCGATTGTAGTCGCATTTAGGCCGGTGCTAGTGAAGCTGCCCGCATCAGTGCCAGCAATGTTAGCATATATGCCGGCGCCGCTCGGCACCACGATATTTAATCGGCTCGACGTTATGCCAAATCCATATGTGGTTGAATACAACGAGATATGCTTGCTTAAATCAACGTTGGTGCCGCCAGTCTGGCTACCGAAAAGCGCTCCGGAATTCAACGTCATCGCGCTAGGAATTGTAAGAGCACCGGACGAGGCCATATAAAGTCCGTAGTTACCGACGCTGGGTGTTCCACTGCCAATAGCAACGCCGCCGGCATAGCCGACAGGATTAAATTCCATGAAACCCTGGTCAGTAACGTCTGTTCGCAGTCCGATGCGGCGCGTTGCAGATGTCCAACTGGTACCGGCTGCACTGCGCCACTCGTACACGCGCAACATGCTGAAATTTGCATTAGGCGTGCTCCACGTAGCTTGCAGGGTTAATGCTACGAACCGGATAGTTGCACCGAGCGCAACACCTGTGCCGGTCACGTTGGTGGTCAACGTAACCGTCGTTGCAGTCACAGCAGTAACAGTTGTGCTATCTGAAATGTTAGCGCCGATTGCTGTTTGTCCAACAGCTACGCCAGTAGTGTCGGCGAAGTTGAGCACGTTGCTACCGGCACTGGTTGTGGCGTTAGTAACGAGTGCAATTGGTCCTGCAGTGCCGAGCGTTGCTCCACTTACTGTTGCAGTTGTGGTAAATGTTGGTGACGCGATCGGTGCCCTACTGGTGTCGGTTGGATGCACGTGGTCACCACGCGTCCATCGTGTCGAGCTGCCAGCAGCAGCCGTGCCGTTCATTGCTGGGTTTGAGGTGTAGGCCTGGCCGAGAACAAACGCAGTTGTTGCTAGTTGTGTTGTGTTTGTGTCAACTGTTGCTGTCGGCGCTGCAGGAGTGCCGGTGAACGTTGGCGATGCAAGAAGCGCGTAGCCAGTAATGCTCGCGCCGTTTGAAAGGGTTATTGCGCCTGCTGAGCTGATCCGCATCCTTTCGTTTGCGGCCAGCGTCCCACCGGTGAATAGAACAAGATCATTGCTGCCGCCTGTCCCAACCGCAAGGTCACCACCTTGTGCGTAAAGATAGCCGTCATGTGCACCAGTAATGGTGAATGTCGGGTCAGAGTAACCAGAACTGTTGATGCCGAGATCTACATAGTTGTTTAAGTCGGTACCGTCATTAGCAGTTGCTACAAAGTCTGAAGACGCCGTTGTGCCGGTGGACAGGTTCTGAATACTTTGTTGGAGGTAGCCTGCAACGGTGCCAGTTACCTGGAGCAAGTCGTTGCTTAAACTAGCGCCTCCTGTCCCGATGTCCACCGAGGTGAATGTCGCAACAGCTGGGGTTGTTGCACCGATTACAGTTGCATTCAAACCAGTGCTGGAAAAACCACCTACGTCTGAACCGCCAACGTTAGCAAAAATTGTCGCAGTGCTCGGCGCAACCATGTTTAGACGGCTGCTTGTAACACTAAAGCCATAGGTCGACGAATATAACTGAATATGCTTGCTTAGGTCAGTTGCAGTGCTACCAGTTTGAGAGCCGAAGTTCTGTCCAAACGCAATCTGTACTTGCTGCGTCTGTCGGTTGATAGAAAATGGAGTTGAACGCGACGTGCGTGGATCATCCCAGCGCCATATCGCAAAGTTGTCTCCTTGGTTTGCAACTCCAGCGTAGCTCCACACAGCGGTGCCGTCAGTTATTCCAGTGCCGTTGCCACTTGGACCGGTGCCACTTGAAGCGCTTGTGCCCGCCGTTGTGCATGTATAAGCACTGCCGTTGTTTGTGTTGTTGACTATGGCATTAAGGGCGTATGCAGTGCTGGTAGCCCAGTTCGCGGTCGCATTATTAGCTGCTGCGCCATCGTCAGCTATCTGCCACCGATCAGTTCCTTGTGCTTGTAGACCGATCCATTTACCTGTGTTGTAGGGACCGTTGATCGTCAATGTTCCCTGGGTGCCACTGTTACCTGCTGCGAAGCCTGTTGTTGCGCTGACCGTGCCCGTAAAGCTGGGTGATGTTGTCGATGCGCGCGACGTGTCAGTCGGATGCACATGGTCACCACGTGCCCAGCGCGTGGCAGTACCAACCGCCGCTGTGCCATTGATGAGAGGCGTGCTTGACGATGCTTGCCCGAGAACAAAGGCTGTTGAAGCAGCTTGCGTCGTGTTAGTGTCAACTGCGGCGGTCGGAACTATGGGCGTGCCGGTGAACGTTGGCGACGCAAGTGATGCTGGCGTAAAGCCAAGGGCACCGGTTATATCCGCTGAGACTAGGGACAGGTTTATGGTTGGATTGCCAGCGACGCCGCTGGCATTAGACACCGAAAGGCTCGAGGTGCCACTGGTTGCGATGGATCGCACAGTAAAAACGTCTCTTGACGTTTGAACCAGCAATCCGTTAGTTACGATATCCAGTAAGTTATTTAAGGATGTTCCGGTATAGGTCATATCAAATTACTAGACGATGTTCCACATCGTGCCATTGTATATCAGACTGTATGCTTCATAAGGCTGGTCCATAACCAGACTCGCAGCGCCGTCGATCGTTCCTGCAGCTGGCGTTATCGTTATATTGTTAGTTGCTGCGTCGCCTTTGCCATCTTTGACTGTGATCATTCTTCCAGTTGCCGGTGAACTCGGCAATGTTACGCCTGTTGCCGCTCCTGCCGACTTGTTGATAATCACATATTGGTCGGTTGCCGCCACCGTGTAACTGCCAACGGTAGTAAAAACGGTCACCGGTGATAAGAGTTGTTGGCCGATCACAAATGCGGTAGTAGCGATCTGGGTAGTGCTAGTGTTAGCTGCCGCAGTTGGCGCAACAGGCGTGCCAGTAAAGGTTGGTGAGGCGAGTGGCGCATAGCCTGAAATTGATGCGCCCGACGGAATAGTGACCGTGCCAGTAAAAGTCGGCGAAGCGAGGGGTGCCCTGGTCGTATCGGTCGGATGGACGTGGTCGGCACGTGCAAACGTTGTGCCAGTACCCACCGCGGCAGTGCCATCAATTAACGGCGTGGTGCTCGACGCCTGCCCCAGGACAAAAGCTGTAGTGGCAAGCTGTGTTGTGTTTGTGTTGGCAGCCGCGGTCGGCGCGGCAGGTGTGCCCGTGAATGTCGGGGAGGCAAGAGCTGCACGGCTTGTGTCTGTCGGGTGGACGTGGTCGGCGCGTGCGAATGTTGTGCCGGTGCCAACTGCGGCAGTGCCATCGATCAACGGTGTAGTGCTTGACGCCTGGCCCAGCACAAAGGCCGTAGTTGCTACTTGCGTTGTGTTGGTGTTAAGAGCAGCAGTTGGTGCAGCAGGCGTGCCAGTAAACGTTGGAGAAGCCAGCGGCGCAACACCACCTGAGGTCAAGTTTGCTAGTGTGACGACGCCAGTAGCACCAACGACACTAGTCACCGCACCGGCTGAGACCTGTCCCATAACAAACGCCGTTGTCGCAATCTGGGTAGTATTGGTGTTGACCGATGCAGTCGGAGCTGTGGGAACGCCTGTTAGAGCGATGCTTGGAAAATCGGTGGTCGAAGTATAAACGTTGGTGCCGTCGCAGTACAAGGTGACTGACTTGCCTTGCGTTATAGCTACACCTGTGCCGGCTGACGTTTTCACAGTAAGCGTGAATGCACCACTGGTGTTGTTGCTGAACGTGCACCAGTTTGGCGTGCTTGGCACAATGACAGCAATATTCGCCGTCAATGCGCCGGTAAAGCTGATAGAATTGTTAGCGCTTTGTGTAGTTGTGAGCGTAACATTAGAGCCACCGGCAACCGAAATCGTAGCGAAGCTACCGGTTGCGTTAGCCACGAACGCCGTTGTGGCGATGGTAGTAGACGAATCGCCTGCTGCCGCTGTCGGAGCGGTCGGCGTGCCTGTAAGCGCTGGGGATGCAAGAGGCGCCCGAGAGGTGTCGGTTGGATGGATGTGGTCAGCACGTGCGAACGTTGTGCCAGTGCCCACCGTGGCTGTGCCGTCCATATTTGGACTTGTCGATGAAGCTTGTCCAAGTACAAATGCCGTCGTTGCTAGCTGGGTTGTATTAGTATTGGCGGTAGCAGTAGGCGCCGCCGGAGTGCCTGTAAAAGTTGGTGAAGCTAGCGGTGCTGCACCGGTAACGTCGGCAACTGCCAGTGTGACTGCGCCGGTTCGTCCGGCAACGCTTATAACCTCGCTTGCTATGCCATCGATCTTGTCCCACGTCGTGCCGTCAAATATGATTGTGTCGCCAATATTCCATTGGCTTATACCATCAATTGAGGTCGATCCAGCAACTGAGACTTTGTAGTAATTGCCTTTGGTGCCTGTGCTCGATACCAGTGTTGGGCTATTCGTTGACGCATTCCACACGCCTTGATAAACTACTGCGCCAACAAGGGAGGCCGGTATCTGACCTGTTGTCAGCTTTCCAGTCCCGTCCAAGGTCGCGAGGCCGCTGGCGCCGCCTATATTGGTAACGGTTGTGCCATTAAGCGTGAAGTTCGTATTAGCAGTGAGGTTTGTAAAAACGCCAGTAGATGGCGTTGTTGCACCAATAGTTGTGCCATTGACCGTGCCACCAGTGATCGCTACTGCGCTAGCATTCTGAGTGGACATCGTGCCCAGACCAGTGATGTCTGTATTCGCCAGCTGCCGCCACGTCGGTGCCAGCGGGCCGCCACTTGCGGGGCCGGCAAAGACCACATTGTTTGCCTGCGTTCCGACGGCGGATTGGATATCCGCAAGGGCAAGTGCTGCTCCTGTTGTTACGCGGCCATATGTGTCGACTGTGAGCTTACTATAGGTACCAGGCGAAACTATTCCTGATGTTAGTGCAAGCGATGGCGCTCCGGCTACGCCGTCTGCATTGGTGATCGTGATACCAGTGCCTGCCGAAAGAGAACGAGTGGTAAATGTGCCTTTAGCCGTTTGCACAAGTAAGCCATTCGTACCTATTTCAAACAGTGCTGTAGCATTAGTACCAAGATATGCCATAATGATCCCTCGACGGAAGACGGAAGCTAGAAATTATTTAGTAGAATTAGAGTATGTTCCAGTCTGAGCCGTCATATAGGAGCAGAAATGCTTCGTATGGCTGTGAGATAACGATCTGGCTGTTGCCGTCTATCGTTCCTGACGCTGGCATTATCGTAATATTGAACTCGCTAGCGGAACCGCTTCCGTCTTTTATAAATATCCGCTGACCGAAAGACGGCGTTGCAGTCAGGAGAACGCTAGTCTCTGGGCCATCTGGTTTTTTGACAATCAGAGCATTCTCTGTTCCACTGCATGTGTAGGTCGTGCCGGCTGTTATCTTTATGACTTCACCAGTTGAATCGGGATTGCCGGTCGAACCGAGTGAAGCGGCAATCGCTCTTTTGACGAATTCGGTGGTTGCAATACGGGTGTCGAACGCGGCTGCATCCGGTGTTGGTGCTGTAGGCGCTCCTGAGAAGCCAGGAGAAGACAACGTGGCCAGGGTTTGCCAGCCACCTGCCACGTTGCTTTCCAGAAGCATAGCATCGGTGTTAAACCGCAGGTAGCTAGCGCTGCCAGCAGTTGTCGGCCTCGCTGCTGATGGCCCTTGTGGAATAAGGAGCGCCGACGATAAATCTGATGACCATACGGGCCGTGTTCCGTCAAAGGAAATAACTGATCCGAGATCGTTATTCTCAGGCCCTTTAATTTGCTTTACTTTGAGTAAAGGCATAATTGTCTCCGGATATGGTCGACGCTAGTATCGATAGGTCGCTGAGATGACATCAGACGCTTCTAGTGAATATGATAATGAATCTATGTTGAGTGTAATGTCGGTGCCGGCCGTCGACCAATCAGCTTGGTCAAGGCGGAGCCCATTGAACGTGACATCCACAGTTGATTGTATCGGCGATTGCTCAAAAAATCCGTGTATTGTATATGCACCTGTCGTAATAGTAGCGCCAGAGTGGTTGTATTGCGCTACCGCAGCTAATTCAGTGGTTTGGCTTGTGCTTGCACCACCATTTGGCATACTAAATTGCATAGCTATATGGGGTGACCCAAGCTGAAGATAGACCAATTGTGGGTTCCTCGCTGGCTGTACACTGGTAATTTTTCCCGGCCGGGTTGGATCAAGGTAATGTGCAGTGCCAAAGCTGCCAGTAAGTGGAGGCTTTACGTTGTAGGCAATTCTTCCGAACGCGGCAAACGTAAACCAATCGCGGTTCGGCGTAGCTATATCGTTGATTACGCCCACGGTATTGGCAGCAGATGTGGCAAGAACATATTGGTTTGAATTGTTGGCATCGGGCGCTATAAGATCACCCAATTGGAAGCCATGTAATGGCTGGAATACCCTGATGTAGCGCTGCAAGTTATTCCGATAATAAAACCGTGACGCCAATTGCGCCTGGAAGTGCGGAGAGAATGTTACCGACGTGGCGCCGAGTTCAACTGGCCGCCCTTCTTCTGTTAATTGAAACAGTAAACAGCTTCCTAAATCTAACCCTCCATAGCCGGATTGGGACGCGTCGCAATACGTGTTAAACCGCTCAACATCCTCAACAACTAGCGTTGCTACAGTATCATGCTGCGCGTTGATGGCAACTACCTGGACACAGTTTCCTGTTGTCATGCTGGCGATCCAGTCGCCTACCTGGATATCAGAGCCGGTCCAGAAAAATGGTGTTGGTGTTTCCGGGCTGCTATGGGTCAGTGGCGATATTTTTAGGTCAACTTGCCACCTGTATGGCTGTTGGTGCCAATAATCATCCACGGTATCTTCTGTCGCGTCCGCGTCAACATAGGACAAGACTGTGATGTGTGTTGCCTCCATCTGAAGAATTTTTGGCGGATAGATAGCCATGGATTAACCTATGATAAAAAACAAATCGACATAGATAAACGCGGAAGGGCTGGAATTTCCTACCTTGACATTCAGGTTTGTCATATTGTTTAGTTGGAGCGAATTATTGTCTGGAAATCCTGCAAATGTCTGTGTGAAGACTGTTCCTTCACCCGTTGTGACATATCCACCATCATAGGATACAATCGAAAAATTAGCCAATCGCCATCCAAGGTTATGTTGTATAAAGATGGTTGACGTTCCAGCGCCAATCGTTACGTTCCAACCCTCTGGTGCAGACAAGATACTTGTTGGGTTGCTACTCGAGTTGTAAGCAACCTGAATTGTATAACACGCTATCCTGTTACCATATTGTTGTGGTGCTCCAACTATGTTGATCGTGCTTACTGCATTTTCATCATTAGTCACCGATACGCCAGAGCCAGTGAAGTTCAACGTGTTGACAACGGCGCGATTGAGGCCATCTTTTTCAACAGACACTGTAGTGTCAATGTTCATTTCGGCCACTGTTAGCCATGCAAAAGCGGATCCAGTCCACGTTAGCACCGTATTAGCAACGGAGGGAGGATCGGTCAGTGCCATTTCATTTGTGCCGCTGCAATACAGAACAGTATTCGGCACAGTGCTGTTTAGACCGGTACCACCTTTTTGCGTCGGAAGGATACCATCTGCATCAACTATATTGCCACTACGCGCAATAGCGGCCGCTTGCACAAACGCCAGACCGGTTCCAGCTGAGTTGACACACACAAAATCATTCTCATGGAGCCGGTAGGCTTTCGGCGTATCACTAAGTTGAAGGAAAGAGGCTGGTGCGTAGATTCCAGTTGAACCCGATCCAGTGTTGCTTATCGTTATAGTGGTAGCCGTTTGGCTAAGGGCGATACCAGAACCTGCTGCAAGGGCTCGAAATGTTGGAATGCCAGCGTCGTTTAAGCCGGCAAAGGTTTGATAGCCCGAACCGATATTCAGCAATTGAGTGAAACCCATTACCGGTGGCAATGTAGATGCCGAGGAATAGGTAGTTTGGCTCTGGCTTAGGACAATCCTGATGTCACCTAATAATGCTATTTCCGGAGCGGAGATCCCTACACTGTATAGGTGCGATCGCACAACCCTCGCCCGTAGGTAGAGATAATTGCCCCTGAATGAGAACCCCTTCGTGCTGGTATCACCACCATTGAGGCCAGTCGGCGCACTTGGGTTCAATGGAAAATCTAAATACTGGTTGCTCGCTGGACTACCGAGGCCTATAGCAAACCAATCTGCTCCAGTTGGTGCTGCTGCAAGACTTGCTTCAATATAGACACGGCCAATAAAATTCGTTGCAGACAGCGCCACCGTATACAATGAGTCAGGGTAGCCATACCAGCCGTCCGCGCGAGCTGGGTCACCTATTTTGTCTAGTGAACCTTGCATAGATTGCAGCAGTAGAATACTAGCCATGGAAAACCCTCCTAAAAAGCTAGATATTTAGCTATAGGAGGGTTGTTCTATTACGCTAGCGGGATCCGCACTTTTGGCTTCCGTCCCCGCCTCTTTCCTACTCGCCGTGGGCCGCCATCTGGGCCTATATTATAAACTGCTGCAAAACGCGCAGGAGTCATGCCGTCAATGCCGAGTACATTGTCGCTGTGGATTAGTTTCTCCTCGCCATCGGTTGTCCTTGCACCGACAATCATAATATGATTGTCATCTGTTCTAAAGACGGACTTTACATGAAATAATTCATGAATTGTAATTGTATGAACGTTCCCTAACGCAGCTCCTGCTATCGTAGCTTCAATCTCCATCTCGCGTGTCAAAAGGTGCCGGTCAAATAAGGTAGCAGCCAGGCTAGAATGCACAATCGAACTCCTAAAATGGTCCGATCTGCGGGGATGGTTATCCCCCTTTTTAAATTAAGGCGATTGTGCAATTTTGAAATCTATCGTGCTGACTGCTGGTAAAGCTTCCGATGACAACTGTAATACATCATCCTCCAACGTTAAAAACGATATGCCGCCTTGTTTAAGCTTTCCAAATAGCATCTCACGACTTAATGGCTTTTTCACATATTCGTCAATTACACGGGCGAGTGGTCGGGCCCCAAATTTTGGGCTATAGCCTTTCTTTGCCAACCAATCCTTAGCTTCAGGAGAAGCACGAATAATAACGTTTTTATCGGATGCGAGCGTGTTAAGCTCATCGAGAAATTTATCGACCACCTTTATCATCGTTGCTGGAGCTAGTTTATTGAATCTTACAACTGCGTCAAGCCTGTTTCTGAATTCAGGAGCAAACAGGTCTTTAATCACTTTTTCGTCTTCGCCGTCGCGCTCAGTGCGTTGGAAACCAATTGGCTCCTGTTCCATTAACGCGGCGCCAGCATTCGATGTCATAATGAGCACTACATTGGTGAAATTCACTGTTTTACCAGTGCCTGATGTCAGCCTACCATCGTCCATAACTTGCAGGAGGATGTTCAATACATCTTGATGAGCCTTTTCGATTTCGTCCAACAGCAACACACAATGTGGCGAAGTTTCAACCGCATTTGTGAGTAAACCGCTGCCACTTTGTCCGTCAGCAAAGCCTACATAGCCGGGTGGCGCGCCAATTAATCTAGAAACAGTGTGTTTCTCCATATACTCGCTCATGTCGAAACGGACCAGTGGCACACCCAAAGTTTGGGCTAGCTGTTTGCAAACCGCAGTTTTGCCCACGCCACTAGGTCCGACAAAAAGGTAGTTTCCTACTGGCTTATTTGGTTCGCGCAGACCAGCGCGACTCATATAAATTGCATTTGTCAATTGTTCGATGGCTTCGTTTTGATCGAAAACGACAGCCTGTAAGTCACTGTCCAGTGCCGCCAGTTTTGTAGCCTCATCGTCCTTAATGTTTCTTGCTGGAATTTTTGCCAAGGAAGCAACCTCAGTCTCAATCATCGTAACTGTAATATGCTCTTTAAAGTCAGGCGTATTTTTTATCAGCCGCTGCCTCGCGCCAGCAACGTCAATAACATCTATCGCTTTGTCGGGCAGCACCCGGTCGGTAATGTGCCGTGCGCTCAATTCCACAGCAGCATCTAATGCATCGCCGTCGTATTGAACGCCGTGAAACTGCGCATATGCTGGGGCAACCCCGCGCAATATCTTTTTTGCATCGGCAATTGATGGCTCGCTGATATCAAGCTTTTGAAAGCGCCGCAACAGTGCCCGGTCTTTTTCGAAATGTTTCCGATATTCATCGAATGTAGTACTGCCAATGCAACGCAGGTCACCGTTCGAAAGCGCTGGCTTCAGTAAGTTCGACACGTCCATACTGCCTTGGGAGCCACCACCTGCACCCATTATCATATGGATTTCATCAATAAAAAGGATAATGCGTGTATCGCTATTCCTTTCGACCAATTCGATTGAGCGGAGGACATTTTTTATACGTTCTTCCATGTCGCCCCGAAACTTCGTGCCTGCCATCAGTGCGCCAATATCGAGGCTCCACACCTGTACAGGCTTAAGGACTTCAGGAACTTCACCATTTACAATTTTTAGTGCAAGACCGTGGATTAACTGGCTTTTTCCGACCCCGGGTTCTCCAACAATTATCGGGTTATTTTTGTGTCGACGTGCAAGCACGAGCACAAGGCGTTCGACATCTTGTTCTCTGCCTATAAGGGGGTCTATACGCCCCTCAGACGCACGCTCGTTAAGCAGGACGCAATACTTGCGCAGTAGCTTGTCTGCTCGTTTAGTTGGTTCGCCAGACTCAGCGGGCGTCTGCTGGTGCACCGGCGAGTCAATTGTTTCAGAAGCTATTCCATCGTGATCAACCTCGCCGTGTGACAAGAACCGCTTTAATTTGACAAGATCGGCGCCGTTTTTCCGGAGGAAGAATTCAGCATGGCAATCGGGTTCCTGCATGAGTGAAACAAGCAGATCGCTTGGTTCCATGACCCGTCGGCCAGAGAACATAACTTGCGAAACAGCACGGTCAGCGACACGCTGCAATGAGCTAGTGCGCCGTGGCGGTCGTCGGCCACTGGACTTCATGCCTAAGTCAGTGTTAAAATATGCCTGTAGGTCACTCATAAGTTCAGGGATATTGGTGCCAATTTCATCAAGTATCTGTGTGATGCTGTCTTCGTTGAGGAGCGAAAAAAGCAAATGCTCAAGTGTAACGTATTCATGATTGAAGTCAGCAGCAATTTTAAAGGCCCGCACCGCACATTCATTGGCTTTACTTGGGTCGAATTGATTTAATCCCATCAAAATCTCCTTAATGTGGGATGTACATTAACATCAGGATGTTAATTTAATTTCGTTCTGGACAGCAGTCAAAATTGAACGCTGTTTGGAAGTCAATTTCGGTGGCACTAGTTTAACCTCAACGAGGAGGTCACCGCGCCGCCCTAGTTGATCTTTCATCCCCTTACCCGACACTTTCAACAATGTGCCGTCACTAATATTCGCGGGTATGTCAATGCTGATTGTTGTACCATCAATGGTGCGAAGCTCTCGTTCGCATCCCAAGATTGCGTCTAGATAGGTAACGCTTTCACTAGCTAGCAATGTTAGCTGCTCAAGCCTTTGAAACCTCGGATGAGCAACGATGCCTATCGTAACAAAAAGGTCACCGGGTGGCACGCCCTTAAGTGAGTCATCGCCCTTGCCGGCAAAGCGTATCTTCATACCATCCACAATGCCGGGTGGAATGGTAAGCTTTAAGCTTTGGTTCAATTTACCACGAAAGGAATAAATGACTTCTGTCTCTTTCCCGTGAAATGCCTCTTCCAGTGTCATCTGGTAATTGAGATTTATATGCTGGTTTTGGTAAACCCGTTGCTGTGATCCACCATGTCGACGAGCAAAAGGCCCAAAGACATCGGCAAATAAGTCGTCAACATTGCCAGTATTGAAACCAGATCCGGTAAAGGGACCAGTACCATAGTGGGCTTGGGTATGCATCCCACCATGGAACGGACGACCACCCATCTGAAAATTTTCCCGGTCATACGCGGCCTTTTTTTGTGGATCACTCAAAATATCATAAGCGTTGTTGACTTCTTTGAACCTGTCCTCAGCCTGTTTATTTCCCGGATTCCGATCAGGATGGTATTGTTTTGCTAGCTCTTTATACGCGCGCTTCAGTGCCTCTGCATCATCATCGCGCGACACTCCAAGAATCTTATAAAGGTCTTCCATCATACTCCAGCTTATAACTACCAATATATTTAGCGCAGGAACACCCCATTAGGTGCAGTGACATTTATCCTTAAGCGTAGTAGTATACCGCCTAACAAAGGTTTAAGACATGGATTTCCGAGAGTCCGACCAGTTCTACAGCGAAATGCTTGCTATGCAACAAGATCTACGGATGATTTTTGGTGCCACTATCGTTTGGCCATTCATTTGCATCGGATTGGCGTTGTTAGGTCAAATACCGCCAATCACTGCCATTTTTGGATGCGTTTGTGCGAGTGTGGCAATGGCCATACTTGTGTTTAGGAATAGAGACCGGTCCGATTGGTGGTTTTTATGGCGTGGCCCGATGCTCCGACTCGCTGTTACCGATGAACAGCAGTATGGTGAGAAGGTTATCTGGTTGCTGGAAAACTATGGAACTGACATTAAGGTCCTTGGAACCGGAGTGATCAAGTTCAAGCATGCACGCCTTGCCGTGTTGTTTAAGATGATGTAGCAATGGTAGCAGACAGGTTTGGCGAATTGGATATCCAAGACCATTCATACCGAATCTGTCGTGCACAACAGCAGAACCTGCGCGTGCTGTTTGTGATAACTTTAAGCGGACTCTGTGGCCTTACGACGCTGTGTTGTGTCTATTGTTCACCGTTGATGGCGATTTTGACGCTTTCTGCTTGGATATTAGCAGCAATTGACTACAGTATATTGTATGTAGCTAGCGGACACTTTTGGAACTGGTGGTGGCTTTGGAACGGCCCGATAATACGCATAGACAACTACCATACAGATCGCTACAAGGAGGGAATAGCGATGCTTAAGGAACAGCATTCTAAAGACATCTTCGACTGCAATTTCGGTGTCATAAAATGTCGGAACAATAAGGTAGCGGTTTTTGCAAAGCTAGTGCTGTGAATCTTGGAGCGTGTTGTTAATGACGTTGGTCAGGTGGACATAATATGGCTGGCTATGTTCCGGTCAACAAGATTGGTAGAAAAGCAATCCAAGTTACGATTCGGGGTACACCTCTGGATAGTACTGCCGCTGGTATAAGCGCATATGACTGGTTTGCTTTATGGCGCAACAGCACTCTATACCGGTGGTCTCTTTGGTGTGCTGAGAACAACTGCCAGGGCAATTGGAGTTGGTCAACCGACAATGATGATGACCAGTTCAGACTCCATCTATGGTTTGATAGTCCTAGTGACGCGTGTGTCTTCAAGTTGATGAGTGCTGATTATTCAGCTTCTGACTCCAACCCTTAGCTGTAGTGGTGCCATGCCGATAAACCGCACATTACGCAAATATTACCCAGCAGACTGGAGGAAGATCTCGCATTTTGTGAGATTTGTGAGAGAAAACGGTATATGTGAGAATTGTGGTAGGCACCATGGAATAACGCTTCGCCAATTAAATGATGGTAGGTGGTATGATCCAATCACAAAAATATGGCGCGATAAAGAGGGGCATCAAACGTTCTGGCCGGATATTTTCGAATATGGCAACGGCAAAACTATAAAAGTATATCTTGCCGCGGCGCATAAAGACCATGATCCACGCATCGTTGGTGACAACCAATATGATCGGATTGCAGCATGGTGCCAGAGGTGCCATTTGAATCACGATCGACCATACCACCTCCGCAAGCGGCGCCTACTGATGCAAGCACGGTTCGCAATAGCCGACTTTTTCTTAGGCGAATACGGTGATATTGACCTGGTTATTTTGAATAAGGACGATGTGAAATACAATTATCTGTTTTCACACCACTAATCATTTATATCTAAATGTAATACGCCCCTTGGTCATATCATAGGGGCTCATCTCTACTTGGCACATATCGTGCAACAAAACCGTTATCTGGTTTTTCCGCATCTTTCCGGATATATGGCCTAGAATGGTGTGGTTGTTCTCCAACCTTATTTTGAACATAGCGTTTGGCAGTACTTCGATAACTTGGCCTCTAAATCTAATTTGATCTTCTTTTGACACTTTGACTCCCTAGGATGCCTCAACTCTATACGTATTTAAAATGCGTCCAGTGTCTGCGTCGATGCTCTCTAGGACGACTCCATAACCCCACAGACGGAGTAAATGTTTCATTACCTCGCTGGTGTCCTTATCCAACGGGCGATGATTATGGACTGCATGTCTCAGTTGAAGATGTCTGTTGCCTTGAAGGTTTACATCCCAAACTTGGATGTCGGGCGTGCGATAACCAGAGCTGTATTGGTTTGCCAAGGCAGTTCGGACCTTTTTGTAACCTCGTTCATTATGAATGTTTTCAACCTGAAGAAAATTCTTAGTCCAATCGTCGTTTATAACAAACATGTGCCATTTTCTGATTAGGTGTGGCGACAGGTATTGACGAATAAAGGATTCGTCGCGAAAGTTGGCCATAGCAAAATGCCATTCTTCCAACCAATTTCTACCGACAAGATGTGGAAACCATTCCTTATCCTCAGATGTGGGCTCTTCACATATTCGTTTTATGTCTTCAAAAATTGCAAAGCCTAACGCATACGGATTGATTCCATTATAGTAATGGCTGTCAAATTCAGGCTGCTTCAATACTGAAGTATGACTATGCAAAAATTCAAGGAATGAACCATCAGTGATGAGGCCTGTTTCATGAAGGCGGTTCATAATATAATAGTGGACCGTTGACGCCCATCCCTCGTTCATACATTTTGTTTCGCTTTGTGGGTAGAAATATTGTGAGATTTTGCGGACAATTCGAACGAGTTCACGCTCCCATGGCTTAAGTGATGGACTTTTCTTTTCGATAAAATAGAGAAGGTTCTCTTCAGGAAGTTTCAACAGCTTACGGCGTTCAACAAAAAGTTTTTCTGATTCCGATTCAGGCAGTTCGCCGACTTTTTTCGGCAATGTCTTCCACAACTCGTTGATGCTGCGTTGTTCCTCATCCTCCAAAAACTTCAAACGCTCTTTTTCGCCTTCGACTGACAACTTGCTTGGCTTAGTGTATCGGTCTATACCATGGCTCATCAAGGCATGGCAGCTATCCAAAATACGTTCAACTGCGGCAAAGCCATATCTTGCCTCACACTCACTTACATAGTTTTTAGCGAACACAAGATAATCGATTATGCCGTCAGCATCGGTCCATTGTTTGAAGAATTCATTCATTTTAAAGAATGAATTATGTCCAACGGCAGCATGCGCTATCACGAGCGCTTGCATAGTCATGGAATTATCTTCCATACAGTAAGAAATGCAGGGCTGGCTGTTAAGCACCATTTCATATGCTAACCCCTGCAAACCACGACGATATAATGACTGATTTTGCGCGAACGACATACCCCATGACCAGTGTTGATACATGATTGGCATGCCAATGCTTGCGTAGGCGTCGAGCATTTGTTCGCTTGATACAATTTCTATCTGGTTTGTGTAGAGATCAAGATTTAGCTCTTCTCTACCAATCTTTTCGCATGCTTCTAATAGTTGCTGAAGTAATGGAAAAGTCCACCTGCTATCGATGAATAGCGGCGCGTTCTTAAGTGAACGAACTTTCTTTGACATTAAGCCATTCCTGTGTTGACTTGATAATATCTCTATTTAACGAAGGTGAGGACGCTTTTTGGCGTCATTGCGATCCAATTTTGTGCGCCAAAGCCGCACGCCATATTCGTCAATGTAGGAATCGCACCAAGTTGAACGAGCCTTGTTAACCATGCCGTATGTTAGTGCAGGCTCATCGCGTGGCTTTCGCATGTTGAATCTGCTCACCGCTTCAACAAATTCTTGTTCTGAAAAATGACCACGAGAAAGGAGGTGCGAAAGAACTTCGATTGTTCGAGTACTTCGGACTATCCGCATCAGGCGATCGCCTCCTTGACGAACAACTCGCGAAAGACCGGATAAATCTCAGTTATGCTTTTGATCTTTTTAATCTGAAAATTGTCCCAGTCATCCTTTATCGCTTCATATGACTTCCATAATTCTTTATCGTGACTGTTAAAATAAACGCCGGGAGGCGCTTCATTTTGAATTTCGATATACGCCATATACTGTGTAATAGGTAGTATATCTTGAGTAAGGCATCGCTTGCAGAGATCGCTATCGCTGCTGTAATTGTCGCCGTCGCTTGCTTGAGCGAGATAGATGTTCCATTCACTAACCGGGTATCTTTCACGAACTATTTTAATCATTTCTTCGAGTGCTTTTGACACGACAGTACCTCCTGTCGTTTTATCATAAAAAAACGTTTCCTCGTCACATTCTTGTGCTTCGTGGGTATGCCTGATGAAAACGATATCAACTTTCTGATATTTTGTCGTCAAAAACAAATGAAGAAGCAGGAAAAATCGTTTTGCGATGTCCTTTTCGCGTTCTCCCATACTTCCTGATACATCCATAACCGAAAACATGACCGCTTGCGTAATTGGCGTCGGCTTTGGCACAAAATTGCGGTAACGGACATCGATTGGATCAATCCAGGGGACAATCCTCATCCGCCGCCTTTGAACCTCAAGTTGCCCTTTGAGTTCGTCAATCTCGTCACCATTATCTAGGTCTGCCAGACAGGCCTCAAGCAGACGGTCCTCCAGTAAATTAACTGTTTCCTCATGCGGCCTGCGCAACGCAATGCGACGTGCAAGCGCCTGGCGTGCAGACTGCTTAATATCAAGGTTTGCTGGATTGCCAGTATTTGTAAAACCAGCCCTCTTCAATTTGAGGGCTACCATTTCTTTAAACTTCTGTTTTGTGAGATTAGGTAATTCTAGATCTTCAAAAAAAAGATCGGTGAATTCTTCACGAGTTAGCGTAAAAACAAAATCATCTTGGCCTTCACCGGTAGGTGATCCCTCTGTGCCACCACCCCCTCCTCTGCTTTCTGGCCGAGGGATTGAATCATCCTCTACATACTCTTTATTACCTGGCAAGACGTGTTTACGCTGTCCTACTCTTGGATCATGGCTGAATGAAGGCTGCCGCAAATCACGAACTGGAACTTCAATGTTATCGCCTTTTGTAAGATCCTTTAAATTCTTGGCTTTAATACTTGCCTTCACGGCGTCCTTGATTTGGTCCTTTGCCCGACGAATGAACCTCTGTCGGTTCCCTAGATTTTTCCCTGAGGGATTCTCACGTCGGTCTATAATGTATGCCATTGGGGTACTCCCTAAAAGAGGGGTAGCTGGTAGAAAAGGCTTCTATTAATTTATCTTTTCTGCATCCGATCATGAGGAATCAGGCCAAGACCACTGATTCCTCACCAATGGTATTAGCCTGACTTCCTCACTCGTGTATACCATTCAACAAGCCGGCGTGTTTGACGCTCTGTAAATCCGCGTTCAATCATACGCTGTAAGAAGTCTTGATGCTTTTTTTCTGTCTCTTTGTCCTTCTTGGTGCCAAACGATATCACGGGGAGCAACGCTTCAGAGGAACTAAACATTTTTTTCTCAATCACTTCGCGCAGTTTTTCATACGACGTCCAGGCTACTACCCCTCCGTTTTTGGCCTTCTGGCGTAGAACAAACTTAACCACTTCATTTCGAAAATCTTTCGGATTTGAGATCCCCGCTGGCTTTTCAATTTTCTCGAGTTCGCTGTTCAACGCATCGCGATTGTACATCTGACCAGTATCAGGATCTTTGTATTCTTGATCGTCAATCCAGGCGTCCGCATACGAAATATACCTGTCGAAAAGATTCTGGCCATATTCGCCATAGCTTTCTAAGTATGCTTTTTGAATTTCATTACCAAGGTCTTCAGCAAAGCGGGGCGACAATTCGCTTTTGATAAACTCGAGATATTGATTCTCGAGTCCCTCTGGAAATTGCTGACGACGAATTGTTTGCTCAAGAACTAGCATCAAATGAACGGGATCTGCTGACACCTCAATCTGGTCATGGTTGAATGTCTGCGACAGGATTTTAAAAGCAAAACGTGTGCTGGTGCCGCTCATACCCTCATCCACACCAGCAACGTCCCGATACTCCATTACACTTTTGGCTTTTGGATCAATGTCTCTAAGATTCTCACCATTGTAAATCCGCATTTTCGAATACAAATTCGAATTTTCATGCGGCTTTAAGCGGGTAAGGACGCCAAATTGTGCTAGCATTTCCAATGTATGCGGCGCGCACGGCGCTGTGTGCAAGCTGGACGTTGCCAGCATCTTTTTATAGATCTTAACCTCTTCATCAACGCGCAAGCAATATGGGACTTTGATCACGCATATCCGGTCAAGAAACGCTTCGTTATTCCTATTTGACCTAAACGTTTGCCACTCGGCTTCGTTGCTGTGTGCTAAAACAACGCCCTGGAACGGAATCGCAGATATAGCCTCGGTGCCCACGTAGTTACCTTCTTGTGTAGCTGTAAGCAGGGGATGAAGCACCTTTATGGGTGCTTTAAACATCTCAACAAATTCGAGTACGCCCTGGTTACCTCGGCACAGCGCGCCGCTAAAGTTATATGCGTCAGGATCATCCTGGCTGAAATATTCCAATTTCCTAATATCGACTTTGCCAACAAGCGTTGAAATATCCTGGTTATTTTCGTCTCCTGGCTCAGTTTTTACGACCGCAATCTGCCTCAGCTTGCTGGGTTGCAACTTGACGACTTTGAATTTTGTGATATCGCCACCAACTTCGTCGAGCCGCTTAATCGCCCAAGGGCTTGTTAGCCCTGTGAAATACCGGCGGGGAATATTATACTCTTCGGCAATCTCTGGTGCGTGCTTTTCGGGATGGAAAAGTCCAAGCGGTGTTTCGAACACTGGAGAAATATCTAGTTTGTTGTTGCGATAGATTGCCAATGCGTAAATGGGGAACTTCTCAGCAAGAGATTTGATTCGTTCTGCCAGTGAGCTTTTTCCACCACCGACAGGTCCTAGCAGGTAAAGGATCTGCTTCCTTTCCTCGAGTCCTTGAGATGCATGCACAAAATACCCAACAATATGCTCAATTACATCCTCCATGCCATGGAAATCTGAGAATGCTGGATACAATTTGATTGTGCGGTTAAGGAAGATACGGCTGAGGCGCGGGTCACTCACAGTATCAATAATCTGTGGGTCGCCTATTGCTTTGACCATTCTCTCGGCAATACTGGCATAAGCCATTCTATCGTCCTTGCAGAGTTCAAGGTATTCTTCAAGGCTCATTACATCATAAGTGGAGTTTTTAAACTCCTCTGAGTACTTCTTTAGGAGGCTCATCTAAAATCCTTTGGCTGCTTAAAGTACGCGTTTAATTCCATCCTATTTAGCCAGCAGAAAACTCAATCCGTTTGTATTTTATGGATCCATAGCTATTTGGGCTTGATTGTCCCTTTAGGAGGTGCCACTATTTGGTTGTAAACATAGAAATCCCTTAAAGGTGTTGTTATGGTCGCTTCCAAGAAAAATAGAGCCACAAAAAAACCGTTGACCCCAGCGCAAATTGCACATGAGAAGTTCTTAAAAAAGATGGGCGTAACCAAGAAACAATTAAAAGAGAGGAAATTGAAACTCGATAAATTGTTAACAGGTGATACCAGTAACGACTTCCGTCCGGATTCGTTGCAGACTATAAGACGAGCATATGATGAAGATTAAGGAACGTTATAATGAACATCATAATAGCAACTGGATCTCAGCGGCCTTACATCGCAGGTATATTTGAGGAGTGGGAAAAAGCGTCTGCGTATATGGCCATGAAACCAGATTCCGTTGTTGGAGCAACACATGTAAATTCAATCGAAACATATCCATTTTATATAGTCGAAATAAACGGCGAGTTCTATCCATTCCAGGAATTACTGTGTGCAAAGTTGTTTTGTGACGAAGTTAACAAGGAGTGCATAGTGTACACCATTGCCAGCGATTATACACCGCATAATATCTGGCACGATGAAATAGGCAGACTTCAGCATGTCCATTTGGACGCTGACGATTGTTAATTTGGACAAAGCGAGGTCTATATGAAGTTGTCAGACAGAGCATGGGTTATCTTAGGGATAGCTCTGTTTGTTGTATTGCTGATAGCGCTAATACTTCTCACGTTCGGTAGCAAAACAGTAGGGTAGGATAAATGTGCGGAAGGTGTTTTGGATTAATGCATGCAGAGTTTGATAGCTTGCACCGGGTCAAACGGCTTGAAGGCCGCTTTCGTGAAAGGGTCTGGCCAGTGTTTGTGCGTCCGCGGCAAAAACGGCACAAACGTTTACCATTGCCATCACCATGCAATGCGAAATGGACCCGATCAATGCATAGAGCAATCAGGATTGAACTTGGTCGCAAGTGGCTATCATTACACCCGCTCGAACGCCAGTGGGAGCGGACAGACGAAGCTTTCTTAGCGCCTCGATCTGGTTAATGAGGGTGTATGGTGTACGTCAGGAACCCCCGCCGCCTACAAGCAGCATGGCTTACCGGCTTCCGGCGAGAGCACGCAGCCACTGAAAAAATGAAAGAGCAGTTTACCACAAATATCAAAGACCGGCCGTTGCGCGCTTCTGAGCTTCGAGGTATTGCGAAATACCTCGAAGTAAGGAGCCAAATGTATACCATGTATCTAGAGACCGCCACGGCACTTGCGGCGCGTGGTTACCCACAGCTTTTACAGGAAGTTAGCACAACCCGCGCAGCTATGTCTGAGGAGCAACGCGCTTATAGGGAACAAGCAGCCCAGCTAGCTAGCGAATAGCTTTTGTATAGCGTCGCGAAACTCAGCCATTGTTGTCGGCAGACTATAGCTCGGATCTCTTCTGCCTTCATCGAGAATACGATCGATTGTATGTCGGTCCACAGATTCACCGATATCAGAGTCATTGGTGTCTGACTCTACGGCTGGAGTTAGCCGGATCAGTGATTTTATCTCGTCAACTGACAAGTCATGCACACCATCAACACCATACGCAGTGAACTGCCAATTGCTAAAGCCGACTAAATTGCCGATATTCTCTAAAATTGCTAGAAGTGCTTCTGGAAACTTTTCGTTTCGCATCACCTCGACAAAAACGACATAGTAGCCTTCTTCCGTTGGCGCGGGTGAGACCTCAGTGTCGATTATGTCGACTGCGCTTTTCTGAATGAAGCGGTTAAGGTCGGTTGCTGGATCTCGATACAGCACATAGAAGCCAATAACAATTGCATCGTCATCGATTTTAGATTCAAATTGATCAATAGAAATAACTGGCAGTACAAGCCCTTCTAAATCGTTTTCTCTAAGACCTTCAGTCAACTTCATGATGGTGGCCTCGCATTCATAGCTTGTTGATCGGCTTCACCGGTTAGGCTGTCTTGCGTAGCGACACTGTCGTCAGCTACATCGCTGCTGTAGGCGTCTTTCGCCTGCAAATCAGCATCCTTCGCAGCCTGCACATGCTCAGCGTCTGCTTCTGAATCAAGATCATTGTTCATTTGCTGTAGCTCGTCTATAAAATGGCGTGGGATTTTGATAGAAACAAGCCACACATCTTTTAGTTGCGGTGATTTCCTTGCAAGAGCATTTTCGGTATCGTTCCCTCGAACTGGCATTTTCGAGTTTATGTCGCTGATATCCCGATCTTCGTGATCCTCAGTGTCCTCTTCTTTGGCACGTGCAAATGATACAATTGCGCCATATTTTAACAAACGCATGCCACCTTCAGGATCAGGCATCTTGGCATAGGGGTACTTTAATATCATAGACACCCAATGCCTTTCAATAGTTGGTCCGTCAACAACCTCGCCTTCGAACCAATTTTTGAAAACATACATGTCGAGGTCGTCGAGAAACGATTCCATCTGGATCAGAATATCAGTCAATGATGCACTGTCGCTCAATCTCTTTATGAAGTCAACAGGCATGGACACTCCTGACGTAAAATAGCACGCAATATGGATATTTAGCTTCTTGCCTTCCAAGCAGGGCGTAACTCATTTGCCATGAGTTCAAGTTTGACGTGGCCGTAAAACTTATCAATCATTTGGGGGCTGGTACCGGTGTTCTTTGCTACAAGAAATACGTCGACGCCGGCCATTAACTGTTGAGTGATATAAAAATGTCTAAAGGAATAGGATGTCCGTTTGACTCCTAGGAAGTCGGCAATTAAACCAGCAGCCTTTAATAGTTCATTCAAACCTTTCTTTTGCGATTCTATCCTCTTTCCGGAAAGGCTTGAGAATACAGGGAATGAATCATCCGGTTCTGTCCCGTGGTCGATGACCCATAAATCCCATAGTAGATCGAAAAACGGCAGAGCGGCAAGCATTGGTATCAAAGTCCGCGACTTGCCTTTCCCGCGCGCCCTAATCCTTAGATCGCGATCACCAATTGCTTTTAAGCGCCCTTTACTGTAACGTAGGATATCACCCCAATTTAGGTTTTTAAGTTCGGTTGGTCGCATTCCAGTGAAACTAGCAATCATTAGGTGACAGTGCAAAAGTGTCCGGTCCCGTCTCACATTCCGGTTCAATCTAGGTTCGATCACTCGCTGCAGGCTAACCTGTTCTAATATTTTGAATTCATCTATATCAAAGGTCGGCCTCGGATTTGGTAGAACTGGCTTAACTTCTATATCCGGGATCTGATGTAATTTGATATAGCCCCATTTTGACGCCTGTTTGAAAAGCATTCGCAGAAGCACTGCTTCCTGGCTTATCGTGCCACGAGATGGCGCCTTCCTCATTTTGTGTGTTATCGGTTTTCTAATTTGCACGCCATTACGAATGTAAGTTGTTAGCCTGATATCTTTACCAGGGCCAGAGATCCAGTAGTTCGCTCGCCACTCGAGATACCTAACAATGTCTGGGTTTTCCACGTCGCCAATTCTTCGATTGTGGAAGAATCCGAGGAAATAGCGTTCAATAATTCTTATATATTGATAAACTTGGAATTGGCGCCGTTCACCACGCTTGGCTTCGTCCTGGAGGAGCTTGATAAACTCCTCGGCAACTACTGCAAACGGCTTAGCTTTATTGTTTAGGCCAAGCTTCGCCTTATGGTGTGCTTCAAACCACAACTCATGCGCTTTAAGTTTGGCATCGTCCGGATCGGTGGTACCCAGCGCAAGCCGGATTTGTCCTTGTCCACGAATCGAAAACCTTACCCACCAAGGGGAGTCAGGTGATCTACGGTAGATACTATAGGGCTGGATTACACTCATGCGGAAATGTAACAACAAACAAAGGAACAGCCAAGACTTATAGCTTCCGCCAAAGCTTTATACATAAATATTTAAGTTTTGATAGGAGAGTATGATGAGGCTGTGTGAGTTGTTCGAGGACCTTAGTCCAACTGATATTAAAGGAATCGAATTACGCCTCAACAGAGCAGTTTACATGCCACCTAATGCAGTGCAGGCTGGTGGCCCTGTTCTTAAATTGAACCTGCCGACAAATCAACATTTTGGCGGTCGCGCACAAGGTGATAGCAGTGGGCGACTATCCCACGAAAACACCGACTTCACTCCTGCTGAAGTCCAAAATCTACTGCTTAAGGCTCGAACAGATCCTTCTCTTGGCTACGCACAAGACTTAGTAAAGTTCGCATCCTTTCCTGGTCCTGGCGATTATCCACCCGATGGCCATGGCTATCAGCTAAAAGATCCGAAAAACAACCTTCTAATTCCCGTTGTCGTAAAGCCCAATCCTCGCGGCAAGAAGTTGATGAGCAAAACAACTGTAATGACCGATAACGGCATAGAGCCTAGAAATATCCTCAAAGCGAAAACTATCATGTTCTATCGTCCACGTAAGGGCGAAGAACAGCCTCAGGACGATCGGTATGCAAAGCCCGGCGCAAGAGTGCAGCCACAACGGCCACCGTTCAGCAGGCCGGCGCCAAACCCGTATGCCGTGGCGAGCAGGCGGCCACGGCCATCAATGGCCGACTATGATGATGAGAGTACGTAAAACTCCTTTGCCTCACGTTAAATGTTGGTGGTCAGAAGTTGACCACCAACCTTATTTTTTAGGTCTCGTAAAGATCAAGTATCTCTGCAATGACAGGATGTCTGACAACATCTTTGTAACCGAATTCGACCAGGACAATCCGGCTTGTTTCTCGGTACCTGTTTAGGAAATCAGAAAGACCGTTATGGCTGCCACGGTCGCTCTGCCTTATGTCGCCAGTTATAACCATCTTGCTTCCTTCTCCAATACGCGTAAGCGCTGACAGCATTGAAGATGGTGTAGTGTTTTGGGCTTCATCAACAAGTATAAAACTGGACTTAAACGTGCGGCCGCGAATGAAAGCCATGGGAACCATCTCTACTACACCGCTTTCAATAAGCGCATCTAGCTCCCGTTTCGTATAGTATTCCCTGAATACATCTAAAACCGGCAACATCCAAGGCAGCATCTTTTGATTTGCATCGCCTGGAAGGTAACCTATTCCGTTGTCGTCAACAGCCACTGTCGGTCGAGTGATCACTATCTTTTCTATTTGGCCCTTCCTCAACATCCGGATAGCTTCGAGAGTAGCTATCATCGTTTTTCCAGATCCTGCGGGACCGATCGCAAAGATGACATCTTTTTCGCCGCCTTCAATTTGAGCCATTAGCTCTTCTTGATTCAAATTTCGCGGTATGATTTCTAACTGCTTTTTGTAAGTCACACTTGGAAAATCGATTACATTATCACTGTAATTTTGGTAACCACGGGTATTTCTAAAAGCTGGATATTTCGGAAAATTGCGATCCTGACGGGGATTTATATGAGATGCCCTTTTAGCGCGTTTGGCCACTGTCAGACTCCTGAGAAGGGTTGATAAACTGGCTGCTCAAGAATATTTAGTGGACCAAACGCAGGTTGAGTATTTACTGAGTAGTTCTTAGTCGGCTTAATGCAGCGATACATGCCGCGAGATTAATTTCCGCGTCGGCTACCACCGCGTGGTTATACAGGTATCTTGCGATTACTATTATCGCCTGACTTTGCGTTTCGGGATCTGATCCAAACATTTCAGGATTTTTGTATAAGAATCTGTAGATGTCCTCATAATCCTCAGTCCGCGCTTGTGAACAAATTAGCTTACGAGCTTCGGTGAATTTCCTCTCCTGAAAAAGTGTTATGCAGTCATTCATATAATCCAGCGACGTTGCAGCATCCTCAAGCGGATATAGCTTGCCATCGTGCGTGTGAAGTTCGAGAAGATTGATGCCTTTGCGGAGATCGGGATATGCAGCATGATAATACTTGATTAGATCGTCCATTTCGTAGGTAACCTTCTCATTGCCAAGAATTTCAATGAGGCGGTTGAAATAGGATTCGCTATCAAGCGCGTCAAAATGGAAGGACTGGAAGCGAGACAGGATTGCTGGCAGGATCTTATTTGCGTAGTTACCTGTCGCTATAAATCGGACGGTTTCTGCATATTTTTCCATTTCGCCGCGCAAGATACGTTGAGCTGCATGGCCGAAACCATCAAACTCATCAAGGATAATGACCTTATACGCGCCATTAGGCCATGTAGAGCAGAAGGTAACAATCTTACTCCTGACCGTTTCGACATTGGATTCGCGTGACGCGTTAATTTCCATTACGTCTGATTTGTCGACACCGAGTTCTTTAACGATTATCCTTGCGAGTGTTGTTTTCCCAGTACCCTGAACTCCGGTTAATAAAATGTGCGGAATAGGGATGCGTTTTTTGTCTGGATTTGCCAACCATTCCTTCACCTTTCGTTCAATGTTGTGATCTTTGAACACATATCCTTTAAGGGTAGCGGGACGATATGCTTCCACCCACAGCGAAATGCCAGGCATTATACCTCAACAACATGACAGTTTGAACAAAACCGCGGTGCCTAAATCACGGAACGCGAGCGTTCGAAAGCTGATTCTCTGCCAGTCATCGTCGGCGACTGCTTCGTTCAGCCATTCCGTAATTTCGTTTTGGTCCAGAAAATAAAACTCGAGTGCTTTATCAGCCGAAAGTGTTACAACTGTCCATCCTTCCTCTTTTAACCACTGCCCAAAAGCCATACCTCAGTCCTAATCGTCTATAATTGTCAAAATATCCTTGTTATCAACCATATGCATAGTGAACGTGCCACCATCTACATCCATTTCAACACCTCGTGTCCAGCGACCATGTGACACAAGAATCCTATCGCCAGGGCGCACAAAATCAACTTCCCTACCCACCTTGTAGACAGTACAGACGCGAGGCCGAATCCCTCGTTCTGTCATGTCATCGTCCGGGATAATCAATCCTCCTCTAGTGACTTTATCGCCATGCTCCATGTCGCGAACTAGGACAACGGATTTGATCGGCGTAATATCGTTCGCAATTATCGTCGTAAGGCTCATTTAGTGTTCCTAATTTAGATTAAAATTTGAAAGCTTTCAACGTCAGTCTGGCTTATCGACCATTTTTCTAAATTTAGTTTTATCCAGTATATTACCTGGCTGGTCAGGTGGATTTTGTTGGCTATTAATCTGTTTGGTGAGGCGCTCAACAGCTTGCTGTGGTGTTTCAAATGCCTCCGCAGACGCCTGCTTTAATGATGCATGTTTAACACCCTGAGGATTTGACGCGTAGTATGCCTGAACGATCTGTTCACGTGGTACTATGATGGTCCCATCCCTCGCAATTACATCGCCACGGGCATTCATCTTTGCATTGCCAATTGCTGGACTTTCAGCGTGGCGGGTGCGCAGCGCCTCCATATCGACGATTTTGCCACGCATCGACCGATGCTGAATTCTTATTCGGTTTCGCATAATCACTCCTTACGCAATAATGTGCCTATTTACGTTGCATTATTTCAGGAATTCGCGAATATCAAGATCATACTTGAAACTATTGATTTTATGAATACCAATAAGATAAAGGCAGAACGACGCTACGCTTGAGCCACGCCCGACGCCCCAGACAATATTGTGTGAGCGCATAAAGTCAACGAGGTAGATCAACATCCTTAATATTGGATACATGTCGCGTTCTTTAAATAGCTTTAACTCCATCGTAACCCTTGCAACCTCGTGCATGTTTGAGCACCGCCCAAACAACCATTTGTCGACGTCAATCTTTTGGTAAGATTCGGGGACAAACCATGTTTGCTGGCGTTTTTTATGGAAAACATGAAGTGGCTCGGTATTAGGAGTATAATGCTGTAACGAGGGTGGATTGTGCCAACTTAGACAGAAACGTATAAATTGTTCTACATCCTCGCCAGCGTCTGAGGCTATGCCGTCAAGTCCACCGCCATTAAGGAGGTGCTTTATAATGCCATCAGTGTTGAAGACGACAACTCCATAGTCGTCTACCCATCGTCCTTTCAATTTCTGCATCCATCAGGCCCATGCAAGTTTGAATAACATCGCATCGCGCTTGTGTTCGAACGTGATGACAAAATTCGATTTCGTATAGGGGTTTCCGTCGGCGTCGAGATGAAAGCTATAAACGTTATCGAAATGATAGACGCCTGTAATCATTTCATCCAACCATCTGTCCAGGTCTTTTGTAAGGACAAGCTTTGTATAGCCACCCTTTGGCACCCAAAGAAAAAATGGATTTAATCCGTTAAGGCTGACTTCAATTATTACTTCATATGGATAGTGGTGATCCCAATTCAACCGATTATGAACCACCGTTTATGATATTTGGTCGGAAGTTGTGCCGTATTACATCGGCCTTCTTGCGCCTTTTTTTCCGAGGGGGCGTTACTAGGAAATCAAGGGATTCCGCAAAGTGGGGCTTAACTGCTATGTTGTCGGCTGCAGACGGCACAATATCCAGTGTCGAGCTATCATCTCTGTCCCACCATGGCTTGTCGAAAAACGATCGCTTGCCGACCCACTGCTCTATTGGGGGCAGGTCTGAATTCTCACCAGTATAGAAAATAGATATGCCTAAGCCATCTGCGCTGCATAGTTCGATTGGACCGACAATAAGGCTATTGTTTGATAGCGCGGTTAGTTTTGCATGAAGTATCTTGGCTATCAGATCATCCGACACCGGTCCGGGTAGAAGAACAATATTATTTGCTACTAATTCCTTCTGGTGTTCTCCGAAAAACTGATTTACTGCCCATTTATTCGAATGGGCGAACATAAGCGAGCCGTTTACAATCTCCTCTACCCAATATTTCATCTTAGCAAAAGCACCACAGATTTCATTGCTGTTGATCGAAAGTTCACTCGCTGGCATAACATCCAACGTAAACTCCCAGTTGCCGGCAACATAGTGGTTTCGGACGACCTTTATACCATGGAAGGCAAGGCTGAGTCTGACAAAAATGTCAGGATCTAACAGTTCATCAGACATGACAATCTCCTAACTGTCCGCGACGCAAAAGCGATTGTCTAAATTAGGGTTGGGCCCAACCACAGGTGTAAATCAAAAGCAGCCTTGATTGATTTTACACACAAGGTTATTTATCAACCCCTCCATCGCCTGGTTTATTCTTCCAGTGTTTAAAAATAATCGGCACGTGCATCTTACGCTTTGGTCCTTCAACCTTTGGTAGGTGTTCCTTCCTTGGATCCGGTTCACGCAAATCGGGTTCGGTTTCAATTATCCTTGGCCGACTAGCATCAAGGATATTAAACCGCTCTCTTTCTATACGCTCCTGCTGCTCTGTAAGAATAATATTCTGCAAGTTGTTAAGCTGCGTCAGGACTTCCTGATTGAAAAATGAGCGGCTAACATACGCCAGCCGCTTGTTTACTTCGGTAATTTTGACGTGGAGGTCTTCGTCGCTTAGTTTTGATAGATCTAAGCCAGGATGGAATATTACACCGAACCTATCATTCATAAATCTCCTGCCTTTCTAACCTCGGAATGGTCAATCTCAAACTTACCACCTGGATAACGTGACTCCAGCTTTGCTATATTCTCAAGCAGCACTTCTTCGGGCTTCATATTTAAGGCTTGGCACATGACCATCCAGTAAAAGATAATGTCTCCCAATTCGCGCTTAAGGTGGAAAACTGTCTCCTCGCTCAACGGCTTCCCTTGATAACATACTTTCTTAACCACTTCCATCAGTTCGCCGGATTCAGAGCTGAGGCCGTCCGAACCGGTCAGCAAACGGGCAACGTTTACGTTGGTTTCCTCCTCCAGCTGGCGTAACCGTTGGATAAGCAGGTCCAAGTCCTTAGACGGCTGGCTCAACAGTGTGTCAACGAAGTGGGAATATCTATCAAGCATCAATGGTTCCTCTTAACTATAGTGTTTACTACTTATGTTTACCATAATGGCCATAGCCGAGGCTTAGCGTCAATTTGTTTTTGGCGTTACCAAGCGTCTGTGCTAGGTTGCTGCATGCCAAACGACCATGACAACCCTGAAGCAAATATCAGCGAGATGTTTCGTCTTGCCGAGGAGATCCGTGTGCTCGGCGAGGACTGGGCAGATAAATTACGGGCAGCGCAACTCCTTGAAGAAACTAAGACCAGTGTGAGGGCTGAGATTGCCTTGCGCATCCGCGGCACTAGCAATAGGATGACGCGGCGAGATGCCGAAGATGCAGCGTTGTTGAGCGACGACTATAAACAGCATATTCATGCTATGGTAGAGGCAAAGCATGCAGCTAACCTTGCTCGTGTCAGACTAGAAGCAGCGCGCAGCCAATTTGACGCTATGCGCACCGCCGAGGTGTCGCGACGGGCTGAAATGAACAAATACCAACCGGGATAGAGTAAATGGCTATTCAAGACCTTACAGCGAAAGAGCTTTTGGCTATTCCTAAGGATCGACCCGATAAGCTCTTTGATAATGACGCTGACACAGCAAAAAAACAATTTCGCGAATTGGCAATGCTATGGCATGAAGATATCAACCGAGCGCCAGAAGCGCCCGCAGTCTTTCGGCATATCAAAGACCTATATGATGAGGCTGAAAAGCGAATCGGAACCCCTGCATGGTCGTGCTCGAACAAGTATGAGTTCCATATAAAAAATGGTCGGACAGTAAGGCGGGCCTTTAGAGTTAAACGGCAATTTGAACTCGGCACAACATATATTGGAGATGCTGCGGTCACATATGTATTAAATGGCAATCACGGTCAACTATTCCGTAACGCTATAATGCATATAACAAACTTCAAATACCCCGATGCCGCCACTGCTCAACAGTTCGCCGCAGCTTTGCCCAGCTTAGAGACAAGTTTTGAGGCAGACGAAGGATTTGTCATTGTAATCCGAAAAACAAAGAATGTCCTTCTTTTGCGAGATGTATTAAACCATTTTGGTACGCTTCCAGACACGCAGACAGCGTGGATTTTTAGTCGCCTTGCGACCTTGTGTTGTTACCTCCAATCGACTGCCAAATTAACACATAATGATATAACGCCAGACAGCGTTTTTATTGATTCAGTAAAACACAGCATCCATCTGCTCGGTGGCTGGTGGTATGCCGCGCCCATAGGTGCTCGCAAGCTTTTAAGGGTATCCCCATATGCCAGCCTTTATGGTTATCCATCAGCGTCACGCACGCCGGTACCCGATTTCCGCAATGACCTAACACTAATCCGGGCTGTGGCGCGCGAACTGCTCGGGGACGTGAATGGCATTAAATACCGCACTGCAAACTCGACATATCCCCGACCATTTGTCGAATGGCTAAGCGCAGCTACGTCAGGAAAAGCGATTAGCGACTATCAAAGTTGGCAAAAATGTCGGGATGAAAGTTTTGGCAAACGTCAATATCTCGTAATGCCAATTGACGCAGATACATTGTATCCTGGCACCGATCAATAACAGCTACACAGCGGTCGAAAAAGTTTGATCAGTTGGCTCAATGTGGCGTAGTTGACCCATGGAACAACGCGTTGTAGTCTGCTTGGACATGGGAACCACATATGACCTCTCCAGCGCGGGCGGTGGTTGGCGCAGTCGTAATAATAGGCTGTGCAGTAGGCCTGTTCCGCTACGGCCCCGAAGCAATGGAAGGAACCAGTGGGGCATGCAGCGCAACCTATGCCCGGATCGTTGCCCGTAGCTCAGGCATTAACCAATCAATGCAAGAGTTACGGGGCAGCCGCCGTATGAGCCCGACACAGCAACGCGCAATCGAAGATACCATGCGCAATGCTATCGAGGTTGGCGGCATGACACTATCGCTTAGGGCGACGAGCCTCCATCCAAGCATCGACCCAGACATAACCTGTGCCGTATGGTATTGGCGTGCCAGGTTTAGTTTGTGACAGCACACCAGTTTACCGGTTTAGCCAGCTAAATAATTCGGATTCCACAAAACTTCAGGAGATTTATTGTGGCGCGAATTATGATGTGGGCCAATTACCGCCAAAAGTATAATGTCTCGGTGCCTTCGCCGTTTGACGGAGACAATACAATCCCCTGGTGGTATGATAAGATCGCTCAAGATGCGGCCCACTGGGCTTCTTTAGGCGTTACCGATTGTTTGTTTCCAAATCCGCTTAAGTGTTTTGGTGGGCCGTATCCGGGATCGGATGGCTATGGTTGTTTTGATGACTATGATATTGGCAGTAAAAACACGCAAAATTTTGGCGGCATACCGACGAGATTTGGATACGCTGAACAATTGCGTCGTGCCATTGCAGTCTGCCATGCGAATGGCATCAATGTTCTAATTGACCACGTGATGCACCAAAGAATGGGTGCGCCTCGCGCAACGTATCGCTACCTCAGTTCGACAGGGAAAACTAACGGTCGTTTTCCAAAAGATCCAAAATGCTTCCGAATCACCGATTCAAATCCCGATGGTGTGCCCGTTGATTCAGTGCCTTCACCCCCGGACGACTTTCCGTTTGGCGACCAGCTTTGTCCTATTAATTCCATTCCCAAAGACTACGTAAAAAATAATCTTATCAACGCTGGAGATTGGCTCTTCACCACATTGGATGCCGATGGCGCTCGCCTTGACGACATGAAGGGGATCAATATCGGATTTATGAAAGAATGGATGACATCCAAAGCAATGAAGGGCAAATGGTTTTTCGGCGAATACGCATCTGGAAATTCAAACGATCTGGCGTGGTACGAGGGCATGATCGATGGCTTGATGTCGTTGGCCGATTTTGATTTTCATTACAACATAGCGCAGGATATGTGCGAGGCTGGTGGAAGTAATTTCCAAATGTCCTGGCTGCCTGGCCGGGGATTTTTTCGCCGCAATCCTATGAAGGCTGTTACGTGGGTTGAGAGCCTCGATTCTGACACCAACGGCTTTGCTACTATAGTTAACAATAAAACCCTAGCGTACGCGGCTATGCTGTGCAGCGAGGGCCTTCCTTGCGTCTATATCCGTGATTATTTGAATGAACCATCATGCTACGGACTAAAAAAATACATCGATAACCTCATGTGGATTGCCAACAAATTGGCATATGGACCAACAACGACGAGATACACCGACGCTAAGGTTTGGATTTTCGAACGCACAGGACAGCCAGGCCTCATTTGCTGCCTCAACAATGATTTCTTTAATCCAGAATGGAAATTTGTCAATGTCCAGACAAATTTTGGGCCAAATGTTCAACTACATGATTATACCGGGCATAACGCTAATGACACGTGGACAGATTGGCAAGGAAGGGCTACCTTCGCAATCCCACCAGGCGCGAACGGCTTCGGGTATTGTTGTTGGAGCCGCGCTGGCGTTTATGAACCAGCGGACACAAGGCCGTCACGGGCAACAACTCAGATTTTTTATGGAGCGCCCGACCTCGATATTGCACCAGCGACAAATAGAGAAGTAATATTTGGCCGAATCTGGTGCGCTGCAAACAGCGCTGTTTCCGCAACTGTGTCGATTGATCAGACTGGCTGGGATGACACCAGCAGTGCAACATGGCGGATACGTGACTCAAACTCAACAATCTGCAGCAACGTGTTGAGCTACGGAACAACGCAGTCATCTGGAAACGGGAGAACAGAGGAGGAAGGTTGGCACCTTCTGGTTATTTCTGGCAATGAGCTGCCAGCTACTGGTTCATCGTTTTATTTCAAAGTAACTTATACTGCGCCGAAAACCTTCAAGTTTGTGCCTCCTCTGCCATCACCAGCTGCTCGAAGATATTCAGCACAGCCTGACATCCAGCTCGAGAAGGCGATTGAAGAGAGGACAGCGGCGCTTGCAAATTGGCGGCATGAGCGAATTACACGACAGAGTAGAGAATAATGCCCGGCACTATCACATTAAATGCCATTTCGGAGGTATCTACCAACCAGAGCTTCACTATTTCTGGTTTGCTATCGGGTTATAGTGGTGCGCCGATGCTTCAATATTCGGACGGCGCCAATTTGTGGAACAACCTTCCATCAAATTCTACGGTAACCGCCAATGCTTTTAGCTTCTTGCATCCAGGCCTACGCGCTAATCCTTCAGCAATTGTCTCAATTCGTGACGCAAATGACATATCGACCCAAGTTAACTCGGCAACGTTCGCTGTAGTTGCGCCGACAGATCCAAAGACCATTACCGTGGATAACATAGGCGGTCCATATCCTGAACAAGCTAGCTTTGAGGTGCAAGGACAGCTTGACGGCTATGACTACAGCCCTCCATTGGAATTCCGTGACAACGCTGGCTCTTGGAATGCACTTCCGCAAAATTCAATCGTGTCGTCAACTGGATTTACCTTCTCGCATCCAGGCATGGCGGCACGTTCTGGCAATACAATAACAGTGCGGGATGGCGACTTTCCTAGTGTTCAGGGGACATCAAGTCCGTTCGATATATCGATTGTGCTGCGCGAATCTAACCAAGGTGCCTTTCTTACCGCGCCTGATAGTGATTCGATTTACTCTGAGGACCTTACTGCATTTAATCTTACGTCTTCTTCGTCTTTTGGGTTGCAAGTCACAATCGATGGCGTGACCGACAATACCACAGCAAATGTAGCCATGCTTTTGTATTGGAATCATACGATTTACTATCAAAATACGTCCGGTAACTTCTTTTCAAAATTGAACACATCCAACGTATGGCGCCAAGTAACAGACCCCCGTGTAGCAGTCGCCAAGTCGTGCAGTATCCAATTGCCGTCAGAGGTTACCGCTAATGTGCAGTTTCCGGTAGGTGGTAGCTTAGTAGGTTATACAGTCACGCCACAACTGCAATACCAGGACAACCTCGGTGAGTGGCATAATTTTCCTCCTAATTCTACCATAACGAATGCTGCTTTTTCGTTCGCCCACCCAGGCGTTTCAAACGCTACTGCTATCACTGTCACAGTGCGAGACAAAAACATTGTGAATGTGAACGCACAAGGAACAGCGCCGGTAGTCAAAGCGGCGGAGTCGCCTGAAGCCGCAGTGGCTTATCCTGGAACCACACAAGTAATTGTCGATAGTCTCGGTAATTATTGGGGCCTATCCTCGGACAACAAAGTAACCTTTAATGGCGTTGTTGATAACTCAACAACGCAGGCCCTCCTCCTTTACTACAATGACCATGTAATCTACTATCAGTCTGTCGACCAATCATGGTTTAAAAGGCCGAATGTCGAACAACAATGGTTACTTACAACATCACCATACCTTAATTCACCCGCAAGCGACTCTGCTAAAATCCAGGCTGCTACACAATCAATCAATGTCTTGATATCCCAGTTGAGCAAACTGCTACGGCGCCTTCAACCAAATGAAGTTATTGATTGATAACCTGGCTGTGCTATAAGCAGGTATGACAGACACACTCACCGCGACCAATCTGTTAGACGCATTGAAAGAACAAAGTGAAATACTGCGCCAATTAAATGCGCCTCCGGGAGCCTGGATAGGCTTTGAATTTGTTGCACGTTATGGCCGAAATTATGAGCCGCGCGCATTGCCGACGCGGTTTGCCTACCGCACACCAAAACGCTGCTTTGATAATGCGTATCGCCTCGTATCTAAAGCGAAGGGCCTGAGATACGTTGAAGGCTACATAGCACTCAAGGCGTTATATATGGTGCCGGTGCATCATGCATGGGCTATTGATTCAAAGGACCGTGTGATCGACCCGACTATCCGTGAGCCGCTTGGTTGGGAGTATTGTGGTGTTCCAATAGATTTGGTAGAAGTCGCGTTGCATAGGCGACCTGACGGTCTTGGAGTATTCGAGTCAGGTGCCGGTATGAATTTAGAGTACTTCCATAGCGCGGACCCAAGTCTGGGATCGCTTCTGCCGGAAGCAGTGGTGGAACATCTACGGTCTCGATATCGTGCCAAAAACAATCGGGCGTAGCATTGCGGGCACGCTGCATTACGGCATCAACTGGGACATTAGAATCTGAGTAGAGCTGAGTAATCCACGCATCAAGCGTCGGAAATAGCAGATCAAAATTAGCCGGGGACCAATAGTCATCGTCACCATCTCGATAATTCTGGCGCTTGTTGATTATTCGCACTACCTTATGGGCCAGCGTGCTGCAAACCCATTCAGTCACTACGATTTCTGAATGGTGCTCCCACATAAAACGGCTGCGATGGAGTCGGTAGGAAAACCGGATCCAATTGATCCAATGGATGCCAGCTATATCCCACATGCCAGCGTCACTGTGTTCGGTGATATGCAATAATCCTTCAAACCGCACATCTATGAGTGACTGTAAAACCGGCAAGATGTACCTTTGTTTGATCCGCCTTCTTTCAAGACCATATAGCAAACGTGAATAGCAGTTCATTTAGACTCCTTGCAGTCGTGTAACGCTGATCCCAGCATCGTCTCCAAATTCGTGCATAGCTGTAGCTGAATACCGCTTAATACACCGCGTTATATAGCTTGAACGAATCAGGACGGCGATATAATTGCGTGAAATTACTATGTGAGAATCTCGGTCGTCCTTGTGCCTCATAATCTTCTCCATGCGCTGTGCCTCAGCGAGGACTTTTGCGGCATTCTGGTTATAGATTTTTGCTGTAAGTGTCATGAGAGCTTTTACATCGAGGTTTTGTTTCGCCAGCGCATGAATAATCTGCTTAAGTTTATCTGTATCCTCTGATGGCAGCCACACATCCATCTGCACGGTTTCGCGACCAGAGGTGGTTAAAACCATCAGATCTAAGAGCGGTAAAACACCGTCGACGAACTCAGCAGATGTAACATAGACGTGGCATTCATGTGGCATAGCCAGTTTAGCAGTTGCAAGTTCACCCGCTTGGAGATCAGAGCGATAAAGGTAGGTTCGCTCAAAAACAACGTCGAACGACTGTAAAAATTGTAGCACGATCGGATTCTTTTTTGCTGCATGGCCACCCTTGTCGGTATAGGTTACTATTCGACCGCCAAAGCTACTGAACGGCTTTATTGTCGACTGTGCCGACTTTCTAACCGACAACTTTACCTTTTCTGGCGTAACTAGCACAAACATACAAGGAACCTCAGCCTCCATAGCGTTCGCCACCAGCAAAATACGCGCTGTGTATCCTTATGTTGCTGACGCTGGAGTAATTTTCCGTAAGAACGTCTCGACAAGCGCGAAATGCCTTTTGGAACGCAACGTATACACACAGCGACAAGCAAGCTACAGCAGTATTATAGCTGCAGGTTAACGTGGTGCAACCATTTCCGCTCTTACAGCGCACGCTCGCACAGACTGTTGTAGTAAGGTGCAACCTATAAATGAGCCCCAAAATCAGCACATTAAATATAATTAACTGTAAGAAGTGGAAAGCGGCACTACAGTAATATGTTCTTGTGTATTACGACAAGCGTTTGACTTTTGCCCGTGCTGTAATCATAGTGCGTCACTACAGAGACCACATGGTAGGGAGCGTTACGTTGTCTTATAGCTTCCACACAGCAAAAGAGGAACATTGTGGTAGACGATATACTGATAAGCTCGTGGATCGTCCTCGATGACAAGGAAGATGCAACCGCATTTCCTTCTACAGGTCGAGACTCTTCAACTGAAGCTTTTCAAAAGGTCTATTGGCACTGCCTTGCAGTATTTTTTGCGTCCAGTCGAATCCACAATCCGAGGAACAGGCACGCCCTTTTCTGCAATAAGAGTGTATATGCATCGGCTCCTGCCGATGTAATAGCTATACTCGCCGATTTAGATGTCGACCTGGTAACCTTCCCTCTTCACTACAGGCTGCCGAAAGGCACGGTTAGCCGATGGGGAAACCAGTTTTACGTATTGGATATAATCAAACACTTCGCAGATAACGATCCTGCCGCAGGTTTTGTGCTAGCCGATTCAGATTGCATCTGGCGCAAGCCATTATCCAGCTTTGGCGATGAAATTTTTAACAAGAGGTGCCTCCTATACACGCTACGTAGTGAAGACCAAAAAGGTTATGAGCCTGGCAATCTATTGAATGGGATGACCCATAATCGGATGAAAGAGGTAGTTGAAACACTGATTGAACACCGGCTTGACCGCCTGCCGAAGTACCATGGTGGAGAATTCTTTGCTGCTGATAACCAATATTGCGTGGATATAGCACAGGATTTCGACACGTTGTGGGCGAAAGCAGTTGATGAAGCAAATTTGCAAGATTCAATTAAAGAGGAGGCACATTTTCTAAGCATCTTAGCCGAAGCGAGAGGTATTCAACCCTATACTGCTAATCACGTCATCCGTAGGATCTGGACTCATTTCTCCGATATAAATGTGCAAATCGACGACATGGACTTGGCTATTTGGCACTTGCCTGCTGAAAAGAGGTTTGGCTTCGCGCGCATGTATGCCTGGTATAGTGCGAACGTCAAATCGTGGACCAGTATTTCGCCTGAGGAGTTTAACAACGTCAGCGCGTCATTTATGGGCATGCCACGGCGGAGTCCAGTAAAGCTTGTCCAAGACGTCGTGCAAAAACTGGGCGAAAAATTTGGCGAGAAGCTGTCTTCTAATATGTAGCTAAACAACTAACGGTGGTATAGGTGGCATGCTGAAGGCGTGAAAACGCCCGCAGATTGTTACTAAAGCTTTGACTGGTATATTTGGACCGTGTAGGTAATGAATGCTCGTTGTAGAGGAGGATATATGAGCGACGACGATAAAATCTTTCCGATCCTTTGGGAGCTTAGTGATAACTTGCAGGTAAAGAGCGACGGCACGGTCGAATTTTTTGGTGATGCTGAAAGCCTCCAGAGATTTAAGGAAATGCTTGCAAAACTTGACCCCCATGGCAATAGGGGTGTCGAATAGTATGGCATAAGACGCCCTACCGAGCACTGCGTCAATCGACATATCCGGACGCCAGCGCACGCGCTGGCGTCCATTTGTATCAAGTAAACAAACTGATCGGGCAACGTAGTAACCAACATAGAAGCTGACAAGCTATTGACTTAATGGACTAGCGCCCTTAACATATACTTTGCATAAAGCTATGGTCATTGACATGTCAGATAGTGAACACGATCGTTTGGTAAACCTCATAGTCCAGCGAGAAGCGTTAAAGCACGCTTCCGGCGCTACTGATCTAGAAAGGGTGCTTGCTAGTATTTCCGCTGAGATCACGGCAAGGGCTGCAGAGCAAAAACGCCAAGAGCGCACTACCGCCGGCAACACTAATGTGACTGTTGTAAAATCTGCGTTAATAGATGCTACACGGGATGAATCAAGCTGGCCGCTCAACACTGACTTTCCCTTAACGCCAGTTGAAGCGTGGTATATTCTACAAGGCTATGCGGTGAAACCAACTCATGGCATATCCGATGATATGGTAAGATTTCTCGGCGGTAAGGTCGAAATAATCGACGGGTATCTGCGGCTCCGCGGCATCGCTAAACAAACCAAATAAGCTTAAATAACGCAGCCGTCCTTTTGGAACTGAACTGTAGGATCAGTTTTGCCCGCGGCCTGCGAACTAGCAGCAAGCAGTTGCAGGTACCATCGCCTAGGTTCTCATCAAGCCAAGTCAATACGTCGGCTGACAAGACAAAGTGGCTATTATGTAGCTGCACTAAATGGAAGAAATTGTTGAAGACCAGGGTTACCCCACGCCTTTTTCTTGGCATGCGTGCTGTAGTGTCCAAAACGATAATTGGACCACGATACATGTCACCCCCAGGTTAATTTGAACAACATCGCCAGTTCTGGATCTTTGATAAAATAAGTGATTGTCTGGTCAGTTGCTGTTGAGCTATGCAACCATTCGCCCTTTGCGTGCAAGCTAAGCCACGCACAAGTCTCCTGGTATGTGCTAATCGGGCTCCGGTCTGTTTGCCGCAAATCGACGCGGACACGTTTCCAATTCTGTATATGATCCATTAATATAGCCACTGGTTGCTGTTTTACTTAGCGACGCCTAGCAAAATGTGAGTTTAAACAGCATAGCCACCTTTGCATTCTTCACATAGAATGTTAGTCCCACACGGTGGAAATCGGTGTGATCTACCAACGTCTTGTAGTCCCATTCATCGCCCGCATTAATTTTGAGCCATTCTTTCAGCTCACCTATTTGAACTTCGAGTAGTGGCCTTTCAATACAGATCTTGTGCCATTCAAGCAATGCAGCTTCTGGCACGCGCCGGCGATGTATAAAATACATACCCTTCAATGTCCTGTCCTACACCAGGTTATAGCAATTCTGCCTACCTTTCATATTTACAGTATTACCTGTGCCGCAGCCATACAAACAAATTCCATATTCATCCATATATTTCTTGAGCTATCCTGGATAGCACACAAAAATGTGTATCACATGGTAATTGATCGCATAAAAATCCACTAGTATCGTCGTGCTATGGCAAACGAACTTGAAATCGATCAGGCGTTGCTCGATGAAATCGTTGAGGCACGCGCCCAGGTATACAAACGTGGTTACGACGATGGTTTTGCTGAAGGCGCAAAACGAGTGGTCGACGCGTTTAGGACAGGAACTTTTGATGCGCTCGCTCAAAAAGAGATTCCAGAGGAGGTGCGAACAAAAGCACGCACGAGGCACGCGAAGAAACCCAATGTTCACGCTGGCGGAGGAGCGCGGCGACGTAGGACAGCCTATGCACTGGAGCGGCTGGCGATTGACATGGTCACAGCATTACCACGTCCCGCAACGATCCATGACTTCCTCTCCCACCATCCAGATATTACAAGAGCAACCGCTGTAAATACGTTTCAACGTCTGATAACTAAACAAGCAATCCAAGTAAACCCAGATGGAACCTACAGTGTGAACCCGCACTCGGAACAGGCGGAACAGGCAAACACGACGCAAAGCATTAATTCATTCGATCAATAAAAGCGTTAGACAGATATAAAAACTCCCGGAATGTTCCGGGTCTTTTTTTAGCTAAATAATGTTGCAGTGCACAATATAGGAGTAACAATGGATAATTTTAAACCACTAAACGACTGGTCTCGCTTTGTTGAGAACGAAACCGATATTGCGGTTAAAATGATGGCACAAATGGTATCTGCATCGACAACTATTTTAAATACGATGGCATCATTTGGTAACGAAATGTATCGATACGCCAAATCCCTGCACAGGTTACGCCAACAGTATTTTGATTCATACGTGCCATTTTTGTGAGTGAAAGGTAACTATGCCATATATCATTGAGGATTACGCATATATTGCCAAGCGACAGGCAGAGTTAAACAAAAAGCCACTTGCCGATAAACCAACAGATCCTGAAAACAGTGAAGATGCAGACATAGATGATCATCTAATCGTGGGCTACAGTGGCGAGTTTTATTACTAAGGCATCCATATTTCTAGCAACATAGCGGTTGGTATCATCACCGCCAACCGCTATGCCTCGACTAATTGGCGCCTATACTTTAGGGTAGAAGCTGCTAGGTGTTGAGGTCGAATTTGGTCTCGATAGCAATAATAGCCGATACGACAAAAAGGAACGCGTGTTGTAAGTGGCCTTGTTGTGTTTTCGATTCGTCAAAAGGTTTTTGGACGGTTCGCCGAAATTGGTCATAATCGGTTATGTTTATGCCATATGACACGAGGGTAATCTTGTCGTTGAGTTCATTTAAGTGAGATCGGAGGTTATCATCTAGACGCGCTATATCGATTTTAGCCGGTCTAATTACTTTAAACGCGTGGTCAAACGCAGCGGCCATAAAAATGCATGCATTATGCACGTCACCTTTTTGGATCGCTTGTGCCGCATACCGCAGATTCAGCCGACAAACTGTGCTATTGATTTGTTCTACACTCATCCAGTCCTCCGTTACCGGCCGTAGTAAATTAGCATACAGGTTATCAGCAGCAAGAACTAATTTTGGCAAACCTGCGTGGACTGGTTGACCCAGAGTTAAAACGTGTTATTGTAATTTTATTATGTCATGTCGCGCAAAAGGCAATCGCAGGGGCAAGAAAACCCGCCATATATCCCTAACGGATATGGCAGCAGATGTATACTCACGGCTCTTAGCAAGCGGCATCATCTCCTATCCTGGTCCGATGAGCCAGAGGGGAGGGGGCGGCGCTTCTCCACTTATCACCTTAGCGAATGAGAACAGCCGGTACCGTATTACAATTGCAAGTGCTGGCACACAAGTCCTTTACGTATATGGCTCTGTGAATGAAGCGCTGCTCGAGGCGGTCCTCAAAAGCTTTGTTGGTGACAATTTGCGGGTGCGAAACCTTAGGACATAAGCGTTTGTTAAGTTTGACAGCGAACAGGCGGTCAGCATAGATAACAGTATGAACGACCCACTCGATGACTTTGAAGAACAAAGGCTAGTCCTTCAGCATAGGAAAGCCACTTGGAATCATACACAAGGTCTTTCTGTCCAGGTTCTTGAAAAGCATTTTGATCCAGCGTTTCAAGCGGAATTGCGCGATGAGCTCGACCGCTACCACAAGGAGGATCAGCCCGAAAAATACATACCAATCCCTAGCACCAAACTTAGGCGTTTCAACCAGAAACAAGTCCGCGCCAAGCTACAAGTAAAATTGCAAGAGCCTGGCCATTTTGACCAACGCCCATTTGGGTCAGTGACTATTAATGGAGAACGATTTCGTGTGATTTTCCAAAGTTACCAATTGATGATGACCGATCTATGGCAATGTTCCCAAAAGGAGTGGCGACAATGGATTTATAGGACGTGGAACGACCATTTTAAAAATATCGACGCTGTTGTAGATCCGACCAACGCCAACCAAATGTATCCAACCAGTGCATTATATTTCGACTACGACCAATTTGGCAACAGCCATCCCGAGGTCGAAAATGCATTTGTCATCGTTACCTATACTGATGATGGTTTGCTTAAGCTCAACGGTGCTGTATTAATATTGGACAAATGTGTGAAGGTATTTCAAAAACCACGAAGGACAAAGAATGGATGGACAGCAGCAATAAGCGGTTAACCTATATTGTGCTGAACCATGTAAATCGTATTCATGGACGGGAGATAGCAGCAAAGTTGGACCTAAGATCGATGCCAGAAGAATTTTTACGCCTATGGCGGGAGACAGTGGCGGAGTGCGAGTTGGAATTCGAGCGCCAGATTGCCAACTTTCCGTATGAAGTTCACCTGCCACTCGTTGAGGAATTGTATGATGGCGCCGCGAACGAGGCTATGCTGGCGTATTGCGAGTATGTCGTTAACTACCTTAAGGACAATTTTAAAGTCGGCACTTACATTGTTTTTCCAAACAGTGCTGCGGGCAAATATATTGATAAAGCCAACAGCGTATTTTTTGCCGCAAGCTCCGACGCAATCTTATTCAAGCTGAGCATGTAGTAGCAGTCACTGCACCCCTAGCGCGGGTCGCATACAAGGTTTGTCAGCTGCTAAGTAACTGAATCGCAATCACACTGTATTACACATTCATGAGGCATCATGTTAGGAGACACATGTCGCGCAGCCTATGTATTAATGATTTCATAACCGGGTTGAGACTGCAAACCGCGCGTAGATCAGTGACCGAAGAAAAGGAAGTTATAGCAGTGGCAGACGGCAACAGCAACGACGCTATTCCGGTAATCATTACGCCAGAACCAATACCCGACGAGCTCTGGACTGTTATGGCGAACGCCATGCTTGATCCAGCCCTTGGCAAAACGGCAACACCACTTGGTAATGCAGTGCGAATAGGCGTCTTGGCGAGAGCACTAAAAGCTGCAGAAAAGAGTGGCTGGCGCCTAACACGGATAGAACCTTTGCACTGAAAGAAAAACCTCCGTGCCAACGGAGGTTTTTCGCGATCAAAACCTCAATTTGAACTCGACAGCCAATGGCTTAGATGTAAACCAGAAATCACTTGGATAGGCTGTATAGAAGGCATAATAAACCTTGCCATTATGATTCTGAGGTATCGCTCGGGTTCGTGGTAAAAGCAGGTTTATCGTCTGTAATTGACGCTCAGCAAACCAGTTGAGCACTGGCCTTTTGTGGCAAGTTGTAGCAACATGGATAAGATGTGCGTCAAGTTCGCCAACCATAGCAGCATAGTAGGCATGGTCCCACCTTCTGTAACATCCACAAATGCTCGTCGCTTGGTAGATTTTACTGAGAGGACGAAACGTCATGGTCATTGTGATTACTCTCTAGCTAACACTATCTGCAGCAAAACTAACCTTTAGGTAGAGTAGTTATAAATTGCTGTTCGCAAATAGTGAAACGGTAGCCCAGCTTTGAAGCTAACTGCGCATACAATATAAGCGCCTTATTATGATAGCGCTAGTGCCAAACTGGTTTTAGTGACGCTGTATAACGCTAACACAACTTTTATTCTCGGCAATTGCCACCGCACGTTCAGAACATAGCGCTTGAATACCGTTGTAATTGGTTATATTTTGACATGCATGGCGATTAGCACCAACGCAATTTAGCAGTCGGCAGCACTAAATATTCAGTATGCAAGATTACCATAACCTCAACCGGTTTATTTGGGCTGTGATAGGCATCCTCATTGCCTATGTTGTGGTTACAATCGCCGTCACAAGCCTCAGTCGCACAGCGAGGCTTGAGGAGGCAAAATACATACTTCAACAGTGTTTAAAGAATGACGGCGTCATCGTAGCAGATTATCTAGGCTTCATAGCGTGTATTCGGCGCAATCCAAATGTAACTAGTAAGTGACGTGCAAGAAAAATTGATCTTTTTAATTGTTTTCCTCTGCGTGTCCATTGTGGCAGTTGCAAGCGGCAGGTTTGTAGCTGGCCTCGCATGCAAGGAGGTTGCAATGGCGTGCTTGCGCAACGAAAGCTCAGCAAGTAATTGCCATTGCGTGCAATTGTTAACCAAAGACAACGGGAGATAAAGAAAATGGCCAACGGCTAGTGGTCTTCACAAAAATAATGTAATCTACGCGTTTTACGGGAGTTATAAATGTCTGGAAAACGGTGCATCGCAATAAAAGCGTTATGGCGGGACAACTATGAGGATGGATTTGGAATTGAATTCATCGGCTATGACGAGGACAGCCTTAACCGGGCGGTGGAAAAAATAGACGAGCTGGTAGTTCAGATAGCCGCAACCGACTCCAAAAAGGATGCATGTGACATAAACGAGTATTTCGCATGGGTTGGCAAACACAAGGATGAGTTGGATCCTGTACAGCGGATGCAAGCGCTAACGATGGTAGCATATGCCGAAGAACAAGGTCTTATACAGTCAGATGAATATAATGGGATGTTATATGTTTACGAACAAGATGGCGTCTTCATTGTTGATCGGAAAGATTAATTACCAGTTAAGCTGGTAACGAAAACATTCAGCACATCATATATGGATCTCTACATGCCAATCTCACAAAATCGCCAACTTTTAAATAAGGCAAGGCGGGATCTGCTGTCCTTTAAGAAAAAGCGTCGGATGCTGTTATTGGGTGATGACGATATCAAAAGGCGCCTGAACGCATTTGAAGCAAACTATTTCGAGTTTTTGCGAGCACAATATCATAATTACCGATACCTCAACAATGAGATCACCACACAAGCTAGGTTGACCATCGAGGAAGTGCTATAAGGGCACGCGAAAATTGGTTTTGGCATTTTATAACTATGGTAGGCTGAAGTGACGAAACAAAATTGGCGTTCATTCGTTTTTGGCGCGTCGGCTGCCGTTTTGGCTGACCGAATTGTGGATATTCAACTTTTCACATGGCCGGCGTTGATTGTAGGGATAATAGCAATTGTGATTGGAGGATATTCTTTTGGGAGGCGTATACACTCGTAGCTACAACAATTACCGCCTAGGCTGTTACGAAGATCCAGCACTGAAATTAACATCATCGTTCGTGCAGTCGAATGGCGTAAGGGTTATAGGGCAATATATACTGGATGACCCTCGAGGTACCGAGGGTCAAGTTTTGATTGCTCCAGGCGTAACAATAAGAAGTGGTGTGCAACGTAACCTCGCCATACTGGCCGATATGTCGAACAACATCTATGGCTTTAATGCCGATCCACCATTTAATTTAATATGGAAACAGCCAATTGCTAACCCAATGACTGTTACCAAAGCCCAAGATATGTGGGGGATCAATCCCTATTGGGGAGTGCTCAGCACTGGTGTAATTGATCCAGAAACCAAAATCTGGTATATCGTCAGTCTTGCGACACCCGATGGCTCATATGCGAACTCGGCATATTTCTTTCATTCAATTAACCTCGCAGATGGCAGTCCAGCATATCCGCCTGTACCATTTGCTGATGTTACGTTTACAGCGCCATCGGGGGCTGTTAAGCAGTTTTCAGCAACCGTGCGCAAGCAGCGTGCGTCACTGACCCTCGTCAACAAAAATGGTAAGAAATGTGTCTACGTGCCTTTTGGCTCGTTTGCTGAGAGCTCAAGCTTAAACCTCGGCTGGATCCTATCCATCGATGTGTCGTCAACACCAAAAATTGTCGACTCTTGGGCAACGGGGGACAAATATCTCGGGCCTGGCATCTGGATGGCTGGTGCTGGCCTGTCCGTCGGCGATGACGGCTCACTTCATTGCATGACAGGGAATGGCGGCTTCTCGCCACCAGGTGACTTCGGAGAATGTTTTCTCAAGCTGACGCCAAGCTTGGACGTCAGTCAATGGTGGTCACCCTATTCGGACGCTGGACGCATTGGCCTTGATCCAACTTTGCCAACACAGGAGGGTGACATAAAAGCCCGTAGCGCGATGCGGCAGGCACTGTTTCATACCATTCAACACACGATGCCTGATATGCATCACATGGATAATATGGACGACATGGACGACATGGACGACATGGATACCGTGCTTACAGATGGTGGTCCAAATAATGCCATGAATTATATGATGACACACATGGGAGCGCTTGCAGCTACGTCGAATGTTCATAATATTGGTGATCAAGATTTAGGTTCAGGCGGACCACTGTACCTACCGCGTTCCTTTACAGGCTACAGCAGAAATATCCTAATGGGCGGTGGCAAAGATGGTATATTATGGATCCTCGATGCCGATAATATGGGTAAAACACAGCTAGCCGATTTCGCACCTGACAGAATAGCTGGCAATTACGCCCACCTCCTCTATCCGCCTTGGGGTTGGACGTTTAACGGTATTGGCTATAACTTGTCACCGACGAACTTAAATGAACTGCCTGGGTTGATTGGTGGATACACGAAACACGTTCACGGCCAGCCGGTTGCCTATAAGAGTCCAGACCATGGCCTTCTCACATTTGTTCAGGGGGAAAACGGACCAGTAAGGGTTGTCGCAATCGATGCCAACGGTGCGCCAACTTATATTGCGTGTGGCCAGGAGATAGCTGGCCAAGGGATGCGTCCACCTGGCTCTATGCCTGGTGGCATGATGTCCCTTGCAGTAACAACGCAAGGCGCAAATACAGCCGTGTTGTGGTCAGCGATGCCCTGGTATGGTGACGCGAACAGGACTGTTACAGCGGGTCGGCTGGTGGCCTATGGGGCAAATTGGGTCCAGAACAAGCAATACCTCATCAAATTGTGGGACAGCACCGATTGGGGAATCAATTACATGCACAACAAGTTCAATCCGCCGACATGTCAAAGCGACAAAATATTCCTGCCAAGCTATGACGGACGGGTTCTGATACTTGGATAATCAACACCGGGTGATGATCCACCCGGGTTTTCTCTGATCAATCGGCTAACCAATCGGCGCCTATTTTTCGCTTCGATCATCTAGCTGTGAAGATACGAGAATAATGCCATACTGGCCACCACCCGACGGCCCATTGTGCGCCCTATTGCCGTCGCCGATATACGCAGCGGTAACGTGATCGATATCTACCAGTTGTCCATTATTGAGTTTAATAAGGATGCGCGCGTCCCGCGGCATGCCACGTAATGCTAAAGCTAATTGGTCGAGCGTCATTTCTAAACTGCTGCCTTTTTTTAATGCAAAGTCAACATTCGTTCACAGTGCACGTTTAATCCGCGTCTAATTTGTGTTATACAGGCCGACAGTACAAGTGGCTAACGGAGGAAGCAAGCCCGCTTTTCATTTTCTGCAGCAGGTGGCCAATGTTAGGAATAACACTCGACAAGACTGAACGTAAAATCAAGGCGCAGATGCAGCGACGGATGCTAACCGAAGCGCATGCGTATAGATTGTTAAGTACTTGCATTATTTTGGTGATCGTCATTGGCACAGCCTGCATATATGGTTTGTCCACTACGGTGTCGACATCAGTAATAACAAGCGTAAGCGTTGCAGGGACGCAGTTGTTTTTTGCTGCCGTTCTCGCGTCTACAGCATCGTCGCCATCGTCTTCCCATTTGCAATTAAGGTTTTCCTCTGATCTATGCGAGCACGCCGACGAGTTGATTACATCAGACACACTTTTTAAAGCATTGATCGCTGATAACAATAAAAATATCGAAGAAAATGAGCGGCTCCAAGCTGCGTTGGACCAGGCTATTTTACGCGCATACGTGCTAGCAGGCACAACGCCATTAACGAGCGGTTGTCTGTTTATAATGCTACAGCTTATTTGGTATTGCGACAGTACCCGCTATAACAGCGCATGCTTAATGATATCGTAAATGCGGCTTTCCGGACGGCGTTTCGGATCGCGTATCCGTTAGCAATGCTCGCGCGCAGCACCAAGGCATACAGCCACAACGGCGCGGGCGTCGCTATCTGGCACAATGACACAGTCCTCCTGGTTCAACATTCATATCGGCGTGGGTTGTTGTTGCCTGGTGGCGGCATTCGATCTCTGGAAGTTCCAGAAGAAGCGTTGGTTCGTGAAATGCACGAGGAGTTAGGCATAACACTTGATCCAACTACGTTAATGCTGGTCGACAAGCAGCCACGGACGCATGGTAAAGGCCTGGCCTATCTCTTCGAGACTCACATACACCAAAAGCCAGTTGTAACGATCGATCATAGGGAAATTATATTTGCCGACTTCGTGCATATAGCCAATGTGACACTTGATATGAGTGACGGTATGCATAAAACGTATCTTACAGCTAAGAAGGCAGCGTATTCTCACAGCCATATTTCACCTTAACATAAACGGCTATGTGAGGAAGTGTTTTTGGAATGTAGATTTCCATCCTTATTATACCCGGGCCAATGCTAAGAGTTGTCACATAAATCTTTGGATTGGTATTCCTATTTGGCACGTCGCGCGGCGTTGGATGGAAAATCGAAAACCTCTTCACATGCACATCTGCATATGTGACTAAATAGCGCAAGATTTCTAGCGAATCATGGGTCGATTCTTCGGTAGTGATCTTGTCAAAGTTTTCCGTCTCAACGCGGCAGCTGACAGAATCGAATAGGTCAGGATCGTTTACATTGAACAGCTGGTATCCCATGCGTCAAATTTAGCGCAGTCAGTGCAACAAGCATATAATAAACACACAAGATGATAAAATTAATAACCCCTGCTCTTCCTCCATGGAAGGTTGTACCGCAAAACATAGTCAAGCTTATGGACACGGTGCACAACGTCAAGGGCACATCACGCTGTTCAGCCACAGCGGCAAGTGCGGTGCGGGCACTCCCCTGTGTTGAATCTGCCTATCCATCAGGAGTGGTCGATCCTCAAATTTGCGTTAAATTTAAGGGCAATTGGGAATATAGGGAAGCGATTGTTGACCTAGGCGATGATTTTGACCCCATTCCATGGGAATGGTAGACCTTTAGGCGCTTTTAGCCAGTAGCGCCAACGAAGGCGTTATACAAAGCATCTTGCGACCACGTTGACAGCGGCGCGAATCAAGTTACAATTCGTGCCATAACGTGACAAGGTGATAGTTAATGCGAATTATGGCTATAGCGCTGTCTGCTGCCGTGTTAACGGCGCCAGCTTTCGCAAAGCAACAACGGCAACAACAAAAGATAATCCTACCGGTAAATGCGCCATGTGTCTCGTCACCATTCGGCCCCAGAGTTATCGAACATCGACCCGATGCCGGCACATTCCACTCAGGAATCGATCTGCCAGCGCCAGAAGGATCACCAGTTCGTGCGGTAGCTGATGGGACAATTATGCGGATTCAAAATACAAAACTGGGCGGACAAGAAATTCTCATCCAACACAAAGGCTTTGTTGGCATCTACAGCCACCTACAAAATATAAGTGATGGATTGAAAAATCATTCTGACCTCAACGTTGCCGCCGGTGAACAAATAGCTGAAGTCGGCTTAACTGGCCTTACGTTTGGACCACACCTCTATTTTGCAATGATTAAAGGCAATGAGGCTGTTGATCCACAACCTGTATTTGGCCTTAAACTATGTGATGGCGTAAAACAGGACGAAGTTCTCGCTGGCAAAACTCCCCGTTCGTTTTTTGCTCGCGACGCGTTATTGCCAGTATGGAATCAACAAAAAATGGTCAAAGATGGAAAGTGGCAGACAGTTGTGGTAATGAGCAGGAAAAGGCAGTAATCAAGTTTGCCGACGATAGATGAGTAATACCACCGCGAAAGCAAAAAGCAACAACATAGGTGGTTCAGGAATCGGTTCCGACTGCTGTGGCGTTACGTCGCAGCAGTTTGTTTCTGAATGTTGTGGCAGATCTGCACTGTCGCCAACTGCCGGATCGGTAATAAAGTCCGAGCCAGTATCAATCGCTGGTTTTACAGGCACCATCTTAGAGCCCGGATCATCCTCAAGCACAGGGAACGTAGCGAATGCACTGACCAAACTCGTCACCTCGCGCGATTGCGGAGGGTAGGGCGCATTGCCCACACCTACCAATGGCAGCACATTTCCTGGCCCGCTGCCGACGAGCCCAGTTACAGGATCAACAGGGTCTTCCGCAGGCGGCGCTAATATTTCATAGCCACCCGTTATCGATGGTTCAACACCAAGTGGTGGCAGTGGCGACGATGGTGGCGCGAGAAGTAGGCCAACCAAAAGCCCTGGCACAACCTTGCATCCGCCAACGACATGGGGAAGCTTGGCCCACTCCGTAACCGACGTAGTAACCTTACGCCATCCGCAGTTGACACGGATCCAATATGTAATCCGATCCAGCATGCCAGACGTATAGCACCACCTGGCCGTATGTCAACCAAACCTGCAATATCGGAATTGCTCCCAATATTGCAGGTGGCTCACTTTTCACGGACTCGAGGACTTGTCGGTCATCATCGCCAGATCCCATTGAGGGATTTTTGCAACGCTGAGGGATTCGACCTCTGTCCTTCATCAGATCCCTTCGAGGATGCAGTACCATGGGTAAAGAGCGTCCTGAAGCGTGTCATAGGATCCCGCTATCGGGATAATCGCACATTAGCCGGTTTTATGGCGCGTAATGCGGTGGATAGCTTGGTCCAACCTTGCAGCGTCATACTGGTCAAGCGTTTCGAACGACATGAACCGATATTGTCCATTTACTTTCTCAGGCAGCGCAAGCGACACATATTGGTAAACATGCATGATCCCCTCAGCTTTTAAACGTTCTACAACAGGACTCCCTTCTTGCAGTTGTGGAAAAGCATCGGTCGAATCGTCTCCATACCACGTCCCATAGATCAAGCCGTCAACACAATCGCGAGCCAGCTTACGGATCTCGTTATCGCTACGGTGTTTCTTATCGCTCATCCAACAATGACCCTAACTAACTATGCGTATGCAAGATATTAGCGACAGCGATGGTTTGCAAGTGCGAATGCGGGTAACTGGACACAGAATAAACTATCTGTGTCCCGTTTTGCCAAAACTGTAGCTAGCCACGCGCGTTGATGCGGCGGCAGGTGAACAAACCACTTGCTACTTGAGGCGCTAACATAGTGGAGATTTGACAATGCCAGTAAACCGTTTAGAAGACGTCTATGTAGCAGAGCTGGCTGATCTATGGTCGGCAAATGATCAAATGCAGCGTGTGATTGGCGACTTGGCAAATAAAGCCACTGGTGCCAAGCTTAAGCGCCTCTTACAAGTATCGGAAGCCCATATAGGCGAGCATACGAACACGTTGAAAGCGCTTGTCGATGCGCACAAAGGCAGCACCGACGTACAATGCAGGGCAATGCAGGGCCTTGTTGAGGAAGCGCGTAAACACGCAATTGAATCAGAGGTAACAGACACGCTGCGCGATATAGTCATTATAGCACAATATCAACGGATGTCTCATTATGGTGTTGCTGGTTTTGGCACCGCCGCTGCCTATGCGGACGTCCTAGGCTATAGGGATGATGCAGACAAACTGCGTGCGATCGTGTCAGATATCTACAAAGCCGACCAGTATTCAAGCCAATTAGCCAGCATAGCTGAGGAATGGGCAACAACTGATTAACACGTGCACGGGGGTGGCATCTTTGCCACCCCTTTTTGTTAACAGGGAAGCTGCGATGGATATCACACAGGAAATGGTTAAGGCGGCGCAGCGTGCAGAATATGACTACTACCAGGGCAACCGCCTATTACCGAACGACAAATTTATTCCAACTTCGGAGCCAGTTATCCGCGCTATGCTAGCAGCAGCCCTTAACACTGTGACACCACCGCCGTCCACGCGGCAACAAAAGCGATCAATAGTATATGCACAGCCACCACGTCGCAGGCGTTAA